CAAAATATAAAATTATAGGTTGTTTACCTTCATGCGCAGCCAATTCAAATCTAACTTTAGCCGAATTAAGAAATGTCAATGATGGATAACCTTTACATGGATTAAGAGCAACATCCCATTTGTTACAGGTTTCTTCAAATACACCTTGTTGTGCTTTTTTTTCAATAAATACTTCTGGATAATACGGTTGATTATCCCATCTATTTTTATGATAACTTGTAGCCCAATTTTTTATTTGTTGTTTTGCTATCCCAGATTCAGTTTCTACATCAGTTTCTCCATAAGCCGTACTCCCAATCGTTTCTCTTTCGTGGTCAACAATAGCCTCAAATTCAAGTAACCCTTCCCACCTCGCCCATATCATTGCATTAACCACTTTTTTATAATGAGGCATATCGTTTGTCATTCCCATTGCTACTAATTCATAATAGATTTCACGAATAGTTATATTACCCTCATAACCTTTAGTAACGGGAATTCCATTTTCAATAATCCATTGTTTTGTAAATCTTGATTTAATGTTTTCTTTCATTTCTCCCCTTCCTCCGGTGGTTGACACAAATATTCTCTTTTGAATTTCTCTGGGCCCAATTCCTCGTTAAGATGTTCCTTGAGATAGTCACCCCATAGTGCCTCATTTAAGAACCGGCTCGGCAACTGCGTCCTTGCCTTCCCGGTGAAGCCTATCCTTTCCTCTGCCCGAGTAAACAATAATCTTTCCTTTGCCCGAGTAACCGCAACATAAAACAGTCGGCGCTCTTCCTCAATCAAATCCCTTTCGGTCTTTCTGGTTACGGGGAATGTCCCCTCCTCGCAACCGGGTATGATAACCACCGGCCACTCAAGACCCTTCGCGCAGTGGACAGTCATCAGGGATACCCTGTCCTCGTCCTTCTTGATTGAATCGGTCGCCTCTATCTGAACCACGCTGTCAAGGAACGACCTCAGGTCAGAGCCCTCTTCCCGCTCAAGGAAGTCGGGGATTTTATACTTCAGGAGCCAGTCCACGTTCTCAAGTCGTGTTTTAAGTTCCTGCTCCTTTAAGGAGTGAAGGAAACACCCCTGAGTCTCCAAAGACTTATTGATAAACTTCTCCACCAGGGCATCAACGGACAGGTTCTTTAGATCCTCTTCCCATCCGTAGACCTCCAGTACCTTCGCTGTCAGGGTAGGCTCTATTGATTTAAAGAGGCTCATCCCCTCTTCTATGGCGATTGACTTCATGGTCTGGAGCTCAACCTTGTCTATGAGCAGATGGGAAATTTTCAGTATCCGCTCCATTATATAGTCATCATCTGGGTTCAGGATAGTCCTTAAATAAAGCATAATCTCCCTTATTTCAGACCGGTCCCAGAAGCTATCCCTTGAGATAACTTGATAGGGGATGTCCTTCAGAACCTCCCGGAACTTGTCAATCTGGCTGTTCGTCCGGGTCAGGATGGCTATATCCTTGTATTTATAGCCCTTTTGCTCAATAAACGCCTTTATTTGCCCCTCAATGTATGAAACCTCGGAATCCCCGTTATCTGCCACGTATAGCCCAAAGCTCGCTTCTGTAGGGGCTTCTCGCGTGGGTTTGATGATTTTATCCGCCCTTTCCTTATTATGGGCTATAAGGTTGTTAGCCAACCGGCAGATTTCGGGGACTGAGCGATAGTTATACTCAAGGTTTATAGTCTCTAAATCGGGGTGTCTTTCCTTGTATTTCATAATATATTCTATACTTGTGCCACGGAAACAATTATGGGTTATTATTCCATTGGCAATTATATGAGGAACACCTTCAATAACCAAATCAATGAACTCGGTATCACACTTGATTTTCTCAATCTTATAAATTGTATCCTGTGAAAATTTATTTTCATCAAAGGTAGGAATAATCATACCTTCTACTAATTGAGTGGCAGGCATTATCTTATACCCATTCCCCGCAATCGATGCTTTGTGTTCGTAAAGAGTGTAATACCCCCGATTTTTCAATTCCTCAAGCAAACGATCCGACTTCTGATATAGAACCGATGAGATGGAATTACATGAACGAAGTCGATAATAATCTCCTCGTTTTTTTGCTCCATGATGTACCATGATTTCACTCGCGATAGCAGTTTCACAAATTAACTCATTTCCATTCTTTGTTCCAGAAATGATATTTACTTTAATTCTTTTCTTCCTTTCTTCACCTTGCACACAACAATGAGGAAATGAAAAATCATAACCCCTGTTCTTTAACAATTTAAGACCGCTATCCCCAAAGTCTCGGAATATTTTTAAGTGAGCTCTGTCGGGAAGTGCCATTTTTCGCCTTTGTTCAAAAACACGGGTTGGAATTTTGTATTTTAGAGATAATAATTCTTCTTGGAGAATAGCTTCCCACGATTGTTCATAATGGTCAATAAGCCATATCTTATCTGCGTGTTCGCTTCGCATACGTTTATGAATAAAACCACAGTTGTCAAATCGGGATTGGGTGCCTGAGGTTGTCCCAATCCTAAATCCATAACCTTCACGATACATCAGATAAACGAAATACCCAGGCATATTCCTTGGTATTTTAACGATAGCAAGATGATCGCCAGTAACTATTAATTCTCGCCCTTTCTTTGTCATTATTTTTATTGCGTTGTGAGGTTTGGAAATAACTTTTTTTAATATTCTATCTTTGTAAAGTTTTCTCCCTTTATTAGAAAATATTCGTTGTCCTACTTCTAAATCTTCAATGTTGATTTTACCTTCAGGAGTCAGTATCTCCGTTCCTTTTTTTATGCAATACACGTTCTGATCAGGATCACCTACAACAAAGGTATTCTCTATGGCGAGAGTCCGGCACATCTTATCTTCGAGCGAAGCCACGTCATGGAACTCATCATAAAATATGTATCCGTACCGGTTACGGTAGTACTCAAGGACTTCCGGGTGTTCGTTGAGTACCTGAACCGCAAGCGACAGAATCATATCGAAATCTACGGCGTTGAACTTCTTGAGGCGCCGACGGTATTTAGAGTCAATGTTCCTCATTTCAACTGCCTCTTTATAACTGCCCTGGGACTCCCCTATTGCATAGAAATGAAGCATTTTCTTAATGCTGACCTTATGCTTCCCCTCTGCTATTATGCCCTCAAGGATGTCCCTCTTGTCAAACGGGTCGTAGATACTGAAGGTTTCGCTCAGCCCTATCTTATCGTGCCACTTCCTCAGTATCGAAAGACAAAAGGAATGGGATGTCCCTATGGTCATCTTCTTCATTGTCTCATCATCAGTGAGCTTCTTTATGCGCTCCTTCATCTCCCCGGCAGCCTTCCGGGTAAAGGTAATGCAGAGTATCCTCAAGGGCGAGATACCTTCGTTTAGAAGTCTCTTTGCCCGATTGGTCAGCACGAGGGTCTTACCGCTTCCGGGTACTGCAAGTATCAGTATATTCCGGGAATTACTTGAAATTGCCTGCAATTGCTGGTCGTTTAGATTCATTGCTCCTTTACCTTCTCCCCCTCTTTTACCGTTCTCAAGTCGGGCTCTTTGGGCTCTTTGGGTTCCTTATTAAATTCGATTCTTTTTTTAATATCAAATCTATCCATTATTTTTATAATATCTTTTAATGTTGCAAAAAATGATTCTTCAGATGAGGAACAACAAACTTCTTTATTTTTATCTCTTTCTCTTGTCCACATCCACCACCTATTCCCATCCGTGTTTATTCCTAAGTCCCAATCATTCTTATGTAAATGCTGTTTTAATCTTGTAGTAAGACTAAATATCATAGAAATTATATACATACTTAAAAATAAAACAAAACAACACATCATTAATATCATTATTTATTCTCCTTTTTTTTTTAAAAAAGTATTTATAATATATTTACTGGAATATCCCATCAGCATTGCTTGTTGAAGGTCGGCTATCGTAGTATTGTCCACCACACTCGTATTGTCCGGTATTTTGGTATCCTGATAAAATGCGTCCATAAATGCTTTGAATGTTTCCATGGAAACATAACCTATATGTACCGTGAGGTCTATCCTTCCGGGACGTGTTATTGAGCCATCTAATTTGTCAAAATGATTGGTAGTGGTTATAAGAATACGCCCATGGGTATCCGCGATTCCGTCTATGTTGTTAAGAATATCGCTGATGTTAGTTGGGTCAAACAAAAGTTGGAGGTCTGGGGGATTATTATTTTCATTTTTTCTAAGACATGTACTCTGATTTGTATCTATATCCTCTATAACTAAAATTACATTTTCCGGTAATAATGGTATGGCTACGTCAAGATAAATCATTTTACATGCAGATAATATATAAATATCCCTGTTAAGATAAGAAGCCACAGCCTTAATTAAACTGGTTTTGCCCGTGCCCGGGTTTCCTTCTAAACAAATGCCAAGCCTATATGGTATGCCATGTTTCAAATACCACTCCTCTTTTTTAGTAAAATTGTTAAAAGTATCAATAATTAAATCTTTCTTGGATTGCTCAATAAACACGGAATCCCAGGGTCTTTTATGTTGACTCTGAGTTAGTCTCCACGTTTCAGTTTTAAATGTGTATACCTTTATCTTATCCGGGTCTTTATTTTCCATCTCGCGTATAATATCATTAAATATACTATGACTTCTGCCGAGTTTTGTTATCGTTAATTTTTCTTTATCATGGAAATCTCTTGACTCTATCTCTGCTAATGACAACAATAAAGGATTTAAAAACTTATTTTTATAGAACAGGATGTGAGTTCCGGTACCCATACCTTTCTGCTGTATTTCATCTCCCCATCGACCGTTTCTTAATTTTATGACCCTGAACTTTTTTGAATATTTATTAACATCAACCCATCTCATAAATAAATGAAAAATCTCATTTGAACTGGTCAGTTCTAATTTGGTTGTAACACGTTTTTTAAAAAATTTAAGTATCGATGCTGGAACATTCCGTAATAGGTATGTGAGTATACCCAATCCATACAAAGATAACATGCCTGACACAACTTGATTCTGTTCAGATAATTTTAATATTGAGGGAATATCCATTTACTATCCTTTTTAATCGCACAACAGTTCCCATGCCTTCCCGGAACTCAGGCTACTGGGAATCTTTTTTATTATTTCATAACACCCGGGGCCTATTCTTTTTAAATACCCCAACCTTGTGAATTGATTTCTGTAATTATTCATGGTGTCTATATGGTAATATTCTTTAAGGCAGATTTTAGTCATAAATTCATATTTCAAAACAGCATTTTTTTCTTTTAACTTATTTATTATAATCACCAGTCTTTCCCATGTGGTTACATTTTTCATGGCTTTCTCCTCCCGATTTTTATAATACCCAGTTCGATTTCTCTTGCGAAATATTCCTTTAAAGTTTTCATCGTATACCCTGCGGATAATTTTGAGATAATGTAATACTCAAGTTTACTCTTGCAGTAAACATCACTATCGAAGGTTATTAATAATTTGCCTGTTTGAAACTGACTGGACATTATTATCCTTAATAATCCTCTGGTAAATCCCCCATTTTTTTAATGGCGTCAAATATAGTAACCCCACCAGTAAACGATGTCCTCATGCTTGAGATGTGATATTCTTTCCGTACCTTATCGTAGCCTATAAAAACCCCCTCTTCCTCATTCTCTGCCTCTTTCGCTATCTTCTTTAGTCCTGCATGTAATCTTTTTGTATCATCCATTATTTACCCCTTTAACAGTTCTGGGTTAGAATGCATGTTGCCGATTCTTTCTATCCAATTACTTGTGTCTTGTATTTTTCTAAGCGACCACTCATGCCCCTCCTTATTTACAACAGCAAATCTGAATCGTTCATTGTTCCATTTAACTTTATATATGCCTATTTTATCATCGCCCCAAGTCTGCCGTTCTTCTGTTTTTATTATATCCCCCTCGTATACCTCTTTTTTGCTCTTGTCTTTTAAGCCGGTGTATTGCATTTCAGGTTTCCATAACATTGATAATTCACTTCCAACTTCAAAAGGACCTATCATTTTATTATTTTCTTTATCCCAAGCCCTGAATTTATTCTCTCTCACTTCCTCATCCTCCTCTGCATTGACTTCGCTAACTTTTTCGCCTTTTTCTTCTTTGCCCTAATCTTCTTTGCATTAAAGTAGCCCACCTTGGGTAGAGATACCTCCGATGTCTTTGACTCTCGACCAAATCCGAACCAAGAGAGCACTGCCCAAATATAGCTCGAGAATAATCCGGGGGAGGACTTTCTCTCATTCCGACCTCTTACATCCTTGCTCCGCTTCTTTCTTATTTTGAAATCCTGTTTTTCTTTATCGTATAGTATTATTTTTTTCATCATTTACCCTTCAACTTAAATTCTTCTATCCACGACTGCTTGATATTACCGACTTTAACATTGATGGATTTATCAACAAGCTCATCAATGTTAGTAATCTTTATGCCAAACAATGCTGATGGGGTAGGGGGAATGTTATTTACTATTCCTTCCACTCCTTTACAATTCCCCTTTACAAATATTACCTCATTCCCTATCTTAAAATTATCCTCTCCTCTTCCTCCATTTTCTTCCTTAATCTTTAAATTCCCTTCGCAGAAATGCTTAAGGAAAGCCATAAAACTCGAAGCACAATTCTTAGGTCTGCATTCTGGATCTTGTTTCTCTATCCATTCGTGGAATTTATCTTGTAAGAATTTTCTATCACTAAAAAACAAATCTTTTAAATCAGTTTTGAATCCAGCCTTGAAGGCACCCATCTTTAGTTCTTCCTTTGTAATTGCTTCAGTTTTCTTTCAAACTCTTTATTACTTATCCCGCCCTCAGCCAACCTATCCACCTTGTCCAGATAAGCTTCAGCCTCTTTAAACTCCTTCTTGATTCTTAAGTCCTCTCTTACATCTTGAAAAAATTCCACAACCTCGTTGTCTGTTTTGAATTTCATCCTTGTTTGATTACCCGACGGATAAGGGAAAAACACCTTCCATATATTTCGCTTCACAAAATAACAAATACTGTAAGTAGTGTCTCCAACCTCAACAAGAATATGCGGAACGCACTGATTAGAAAGCCTTGATTTACCGTTAAGAACGGTTTCCATCTTAACTACTTTTTCCATCACAAAATCGTTTAACCTCATTTCTCTGTCTCCTCTCCTTTTTTTTATTTTCCCATTACCCATGTCTGATAGTATTCAGCATGGCATTCCTGAATACATCCCGCCATGATAAGATTGTCTATTTTTTTCTTGTCTACGAACTTACAGCAGGCATCTATAAATGCGACCCTGTGGTCATCATCCACTGCCTCGATATTGTCAACCAGTAAGACCTTCAGTTTCGGCTCCTGCTGAAGGATAAGGGCGACCATTATAGCCACTCCGAACAGAGCTTTCTCGCCGTTCGAGAGGGCATGGTAGGGCACGAAGCAGTCGTTCGCTTTCTGCCACCCGAACTGGAATATCGCCTTCCCGGTCAGCTCGTCCTCGAGCTTGAATTTAATGTTTTTGTTTACGTCAATCTCCTTCAGGAGCTGATTTATAGTGGCGGTGTAGGGCTTCAAAATAGCCTTTATTATATCCCCGAGTATTCCGTCCTTACCCACGACATCTTGTAAACTCTTAATCGCATCGAGGCGGGCTTCCATTTTCACACGCTTCAACTTTATGTTTGCCTGTAAAGTCTCGGCTACCTGGATTTTTATTTTCTGCTCGAGTTCTGCCTTTAAGTCCTCAAGGATTTTACTGATTGAGCCTTCCTGTTCTTTGAGTTCATCGTTGGATACTGGCTTACTGAGGTTCTTCATTTTCTCTTGCAGTTCCTTCAGTTGTTTCGTCCAGTCCTCGTTATTATATGCGAGTCCTTCCATCCTTTCATACTTGTCAAGTTCCTCATTCCTTGCTTTTAGTTCCTCTTTCACTTCCTGCAAGCTCTCTTCTATTTTGGGTCGTTCGCTCTTGCGTTTTTGAAGCTCCTCACACTTGATTCCAATGGGACACTGACCGCCGATAACGCTTAATTCAAGTTCCATTTCGATTATTGCTTTATTAATCTTATATACGCCTTCCTTCACATCTTTCATCTTCACGGTATATTCCTCGAAGGTTATATCCGGGTCAAATTCTTTGGGGAGCTCGCTAATCCTCTTTAAAATTACTTCAATGTCTTTATTTGTGGTTTCATACAGTTCCCCGGCTCCCCTGTTCCTCTCCATCTCGGCGCTCAGTTTACGCAGTTCATTCTCGTTCCGCGCTATCTCGGTCTTCAGGGATGGAATGGTCTTGGAGGTCAGATCCTCTTCTTTCTTTTCCTCTATACTTTCAGAGGCTCCCACGTTCCCCCGGATCTCGGATGAAGCCTCATTTTTTTCTGTCCGTAGATATTCAAGGATAACTTCAAGGTTGTCTTTAGCGGTCAGGAGCTCGTCCCAGTCCTCCTCTGTTTGCTTAATAATATCCTCGCACTCTTTTTTCGCATCGCCGATAAGACCCTCGGTATCTTTTTTCATCTTGTCAAATATCTTTTTCTTATCCCATCCGACCTCTTTACATTTCCAGAAGAAGAAATTCCTGAATTCTGTATCAGTCATGTTTATAAACGAGTTCAGGTCAAACATCATGGGGAACGAGCCGACGAGGTTTTTTATCCGCGCCTCGTAGTCCTTGGAGGTCTGTTCGTCCTCTTTCGGCAGGACGGATACCCCCATCCCAACCGAGCCCTTCCTGTCGCGTTTGTATACCCTCTTAATCTCACTTACGGTATCGCCATCCTTTACTGTTATAGACACCGATCCCTGGTTCCCGTGAATGTGCTCCATGACCGAGTTCGGCTTCTTTCCGATTTCGCTATCGTATCCGGTAATGGCGATTTCAACTGTCTTTAACATTCCGGTCTTACCAGAACCGTTGGGCCCGATGATTACGACCTTGCTTGTAAGATCTAACTCCTTTTTTCCTTTACCCTTTAAATTAGTCGACTTGACTTTTAGAATCTGCATCTGTTTCTCCTTTCAAAACCATAAGTAATTTTTTTACATCATCATGGATTGGTGAGTTACTGAGTGAACCTTCCCTTACCTGAACTTCTATACCCTCAATTAATGCGGTTGTTTTCATTATTTTATATTCATCACAATCCTTAAAATTAAATGGGCAACCATCGGGGCAACAAAGATTACATACTGGTTCGTCCTGCACCTTCCTTTCGTGAAAATACTCACATTCTTTCTTCTTTTCAATCTCCGCTATCGCATCCCTGTGCTTTTGGATTAGTAACCTTTCCTGTTCCATATTTCCTTCAATACCCGCAATCCTGTCCTGATAGAACTGAATGTCCTTATCCATATTTATACTCCTTTCAGTATCCTTCTTATTTCAGTCCCATATCTTCTTACAACTTGAAAATCCGCAGGTGCTCCCGGGGCATGTGTGAAGTACTCTTCCAATTCTTCTGCGATTTCAGTTGCTTTCATAATCTTATATCTATTACATCTTTTCCCATTATTTGTTCCGTCAAGGCAGGTCCTGCACTCTGACAATTTATCCCGATACTCGCATTCGTTCCTTTCTATCTCGGCAATTCTGTATGCTTTTTCTATTGTTATTTTTAATTTACCTAATCCATCTTGCCAATTGAATAAATCCTCCCTTATTAAATCATTTGACTGTATTTTTAAAATTGAGTAGTCATGTAAAGTATATGTACTTTGCTCAGATATGGTTCCAGTAAATATAACCCTTTTAAGTTCTTTAGTTTGTACATATTCAAGTATTACATCTTTTTCTTTTTCCTCATTCATTTTTCCTTCTCAACTTTCCGGCACATCCCCGAACCCCCGGGACTGCCTGTAATCCTTCTTCCGTTCCCTGTAAATCGTATCAAGGCGCTCAGCTGCTTTGATTATCGCCTTGTAAATCCTTTCCATAGCTTCTTCCTTTATTCTTAGTTCAGCTGACTCTTTCTTTCCCTGGGCTTCCTTCTCGATGCCCGTTCCTTCGGTAGAACATTGTTTTTCATACTGAACCTTGGCACGCTCTCCTTTGTATATTCCCGCAGCCCATCCGATATGGATTGCATAACCAGAGAGCTTTCCCATAAGCCTACCTATCTCATCGAGGGGAATATCCTTGCCCTCTTCTATCCTATCCGCGATCTTCAAGGCGCCTACCACCGCTCCATCCTTTAAGTATTTATCCCAGTCAATTTGATACTCGCTCATTTTTTATCTTCCTTAATCTCCTGTTCCTCTATGTTCAGGAACTCGAGCTGTTGGTCAATCTCATCCTTTTCTGAGGTCTTCTTTGCCTTCTTGCGTTTTGCAATGAGGTCAATCCGTTCTTTCGCTATCTCTTCAAGTTTTTTTAATTTCTCGTTCTTGTTGAGTGCGGGCTTTTCTTTCTCGCCATTCTTTTGAGGAGGTAGTCCCTTACCGTCCTGCTCTTTCGCTTCTTGTTCAGCATGAGTGATTTCTGCATCCGTGATGTCCTCGGGCTTGGTTTCAATGTTTATAATCTCAACGTCGGAATCAGGATTACCTTCCTGAACGGCTTTACATGCCTGCTTCATCTGGGACATAGTTGCTATGTTCTTGAAGTAGAAAGGCTTGACGAGTGCCCTGTGGTATTTTGAGCCCGGGATTCTTTCCGCTTTGATATTACCCACAGTCATAGACGCCGTTCTTAATAGGGCATTGTTCCGGCAGATTGTGAAAGCCATCCTATCCGCCGTCTTTGTCCTCTGTATATTCTTCTTCCTGAGTTTTACTATCTCCGGGTCGTTTATGTTAATCCACATCCACATCTGACCCCGAGGGTCAATGCAATATTTTGCACTATTTGGGTACGGGGGTGTCATGTTCTCGGTTCCCATTTGACCGGATTCGGGACATTTATCTATTAATTTTGATAGCTCCTCAACCCAGTACATACCGAGGTCAAGGCACAGGCTATTACTCACCACCTGCACTGCCCCCATCGGTGTATAACCGAACAACATAATAGCCACATACCACCTTGCAATAATTCCATGTTCTTTTTCGGCGTACGGATTGCTTCTTTGCATTCCATCGATTATCTGATAATTTATCGGGAAGTCGCTCACGCCTGAGATTTGATTCATTTTGTTGCAACCCTTAGCGCCAATCCCCCACTTAATAGAGTCGCCGAAGCCTATCGGATAAATCTCCCCCAACTCTTCCATTAGCCACATCTCAGCCTGCCCAGATATGAGCTCACCCTTGTCATTACGCCGGAGCCGGGTGATTTTGGTATCCCCTATCATAACGAGTTCGTTACCTTTAATTGTTAGTGATTTTTCTTTGTCCATTATTTACCTCTCATTTCTTTAATAACTTTATCAATCTTTTCTTTCGCCTCAAGCATAACCTTTCGTGTGTGCTCAAGTCGTTGGAGTAAATATTCCTTAGCCCATTTCAATCTTTCGATTTCATTATACATGTCGAATTCCTTATCCGACATGCTCATAAACTTGTCGACATGGTCGCAAAGTATCGAAACGCCAGGCTTGCGAATACCCTTATGCTCCCTTGAACTAAAAACTATACCATGCCCGCTATCGGTAAACTGTATCTTCGGAATCTTGTTAAACTTCTCGGCTATCTTAGGGCTTGAGGTATAAGATCTGTACCTTATATCTTCTGAATGTCTACAATCGGTATTGTAACCAACCAGTTCGTAGACCACCGTTCCCTCCTTATTTTATAATTCTAATTTTATAAACAATATCTTCCTTTTGGTCTTCGGGTGCCAAAGTGTTCGTTCTGATATAAACCTTTTCACCCACGGATGGCCTATTATCGATATGTTCCCAATAAAGCGGATGGGCAGTACTGAATAAGTCTCCAGGCTGTAAGTCTTTAGCTTTTATCTTTGGCTTTCTATCGAGCTCAGGATAGCTACATATTTTATCTATTCCATCTACGGCTTGGAGTATTTTTTCAAAATGTTTTTCTGTTTTTGGGAACGTACCGTACTGCTGAAGTAACTGCGTGTGAGTTTTAATAACGGTAAGTGAGTTTCTTATTTCTCCTGCGAATGTTTCTCGACCTTCCTTAAAAGACTGGCTCATTCATCACCTCCACCAATAAATTATAACCGTCGCCGGGCGGGTCATGTCAATGCCGATATGCTCACGAAAACCCATATTATTTATCTTCATCATATAAAAGATTTCATATTGAATACGCTCATGTAGCATAAAGCATCTGAAATCACCCTTCCTTAATGCTTGAGCTTCCATAACCTCAAGATAGACTCGTTCGAGTTGCTTAAAATTCATCTATTCTCCTTATCATCCATCTTTGGCGAGGCAGGGGGATCACCCCTGTTTAACAGCCGTGCATATTGACTGCCTCGCATGCCGTCATTTCGTAAAACGGCATTCGTCCTAATCTCCTCTGCAACACCCGGGAGTATGGGCTGGACTACGGTTGCACTTAGGCGATCGCCACAACTTGAGTGATGAACTCTTGTGGTTATCTCCCCGCCAGAGATGGATGACTTTAGTTTTTTAATGTTCACTTGACTCCCTTTCGACCACTTCTTTCAATCTATCCCTTTCGCACTTCAATTCTTCAATCTCCCTTTCCGCTTCTTCAAGCAGGGAGTTATCAATTTTCACTTTTTGAAAATGCTGATTTATTTTATGTGCTTCCTGCTCCCTCGGTATGCTTTTGCCCGTTGCCCAATTATGAATCGTCTGTCTTGACACTCCGGTTGCATTCTGTATTTCAGTAAGCTCAAGAAGGGCCCAGTTCCCTACCCTATACAACCTTTTCATTATGTCTGCGATTTTCTGCGAGTTTATTGTAGGAACTCCATGAACATAGGAAGGATTCTTTAAAATAAACTTTTCCATTTTTCTTTTCGTTCTCTTGCTTGGGTTGGACTTGCCCGAGAGAATCTTGGATACTGCCATCGGGGTTAGCTTAAATTCATCGGCAAGCCCTCTTTGGCTCATTCCTTTATTTATTAGTATGTTCTTAATTTCATTTATCATAGTATTCCCCCAAAAAGAAAGCGGGGCAATCGTTTGACTGCTCCGCTTGATACTACCACATAATGTATGGCATTATGTAAGACACACAAGAGGTATACAAATGTATGTCCTATAAGATATATTATGTTTCCACTTGTAAAAAGCATATACTCATAAGACGGTATTTCCATTCCTGCCATCTGCCCATCTCCTTATTATCATGGTAGTTACGAAATCCAGAAAAGTCGATAAATCCATCTTTATATCCTGCCCAGTATTTTCCTTAAAATCTTTTTCCCAGTTCTTTATCGCCTTTAATAATGCCCGCTTTTTCTCCGGTGTTACTCTCATGTTTATCTTCTCTGTCTTTCTGTTTAATAAGAAATTGTCCCTTAGGAATATAAAGAACTCTTCTCTCCCGTTGTCCTCTTTTTCCAGATACTTGAATATATGTTCAAGTGTTCTATCTTTCATAAAATCCAAATTTCATTATCCCCCATAAAGTGGAGAACACCACCGAGATGAGGACCTGACAAGTCAGGTTCCCGGTGGCGCCCTCCTGAGAAAAGAAAAAAACCGATACAACTAATTTGTATCGGTCTGATTTTTCTTCTTACTATTACTTGTTTTATCCTCATCTTACTCATCGCGTTTTCATTATACCACAGGGTCTTTTATTTGTCAAGCAAAAAATGAAAATATTTTTTTTCTTACAAAACCTTCAGCTTGGTAATTTCATTTTTTATTTCTTCTGGATTTTTAATTCCTTTAAAATTTACTTCTAATCCTCCTGTTGCCGAAGAACCCATTTCTATATCTCCTATTCGCAAAATACGCTGCATAATTGTTTGATTTAGATTTATACCTTTAATATCCTTTAATTCAATCTCTTGAGTTCTTTTAGAAATAATTCCCTTTTTCTCAATTACTCTTTTATTAGTGACAATAAATTTGAAAGACATTTTTTTTAGGACTGCGGAGAAAGTAAAAATTAATCCAAGTCCAATTATAAGACCAACTGATGCTAACATTTCAAGAAGTTTTAAAAAATCAAATTTTATTCCGTACCATATTAAGCCTACATTAAGTCCAATCAGAATAATCCATCCCAAAATTAATGAAGGTATCCAATTCAACCATGATGGACTTAAATCATAAATTGTTTTTTCTTTCTCTTTTTCCATGTTTCCTTCTTATTTTTTAATTTGAAATAAATTCATTGCAGAACTATTTTATAATTGGAGATTGAATTGCTTCCCATTCTGGAATAAATCTTAATATATAAATCTTGCCGAGGATTTATGTCTCCAGTTTCAATATATTCGTCATTATTGTCGATTTCATGGGATTCCCCGATTTTATTATATTCAGAATCGTATAATTCAATATCATAATTGCAAGTTGATGGAATCTGAATTAAATAAATTCTCAAAATTCCCAACTGACTTCTTTTGTAATAATCAACATCATTCAAATTATGAATTGTCCCTAAAATTACAGAGGAAAAAACAGCAGAAGCAGATAAAAAAGTATCATTGTATTCATACATATCACCTGGCAAGGGTAATAATTCAAAATCCGCCCTTATCACTTTACCGAAAAATAGACACATGTCTTTAAACGATTTATGATAACCTTGCTTATCTGCTTTTAAAAGATAATTCGCGGGGTTCAACTCATCAATGATGTAGAATCCTTCCGAATCCGTCAAGGTACTTCTCTCCCCCATAACTATGCTGATGGTGGCACCCTGAATAATATAGTCTCCGCTTTTAACATACCCCTCCACACTCTTCTCACCACAACCACAACTTGGCATAAGGAAAATGAGGAGAGAGAAAAAGAGTAACCGTCGTTTCATGTTTCTATTATATTTATAGTTTACATGTTTGTCAAGTAAATAATCAATAAACTTTGTTTTGTCAGTTTTTTTACTGGTTTGTAAAAAATCAGAAAGATATTCTACGAGAAGGAAGGGAAGGCGGGCTAATTGAAAGCCCGCCCATTTGTGTTAAGCGGATTTTTTCTTAATCAAATCAAGCACGAACTTGACGGCTCCCGACACGATACCGGCAGCAAGTACACCGGTGATCAGAGCCGTTGGTATGTCCGTAAACATCTTGACCAGATAACCGAGATATGCAAACCCCAACCCCAGTACCTGAGCAAGTGCCATGATGATTTTGTTCTCAATCTCATCCGGCAGGAACGCCTTCGCACATTCGGTGAATGAGAAAACAAGTACACCGATTACTAAGATGTTCTTAATCCCAACACTCGTCAAAAGCTCTTCCATAACTACCTCCTTGTTTTATTTTAAATATTCTCCCCATACCTTGAAGAGCAGATTACTATTTATACAATTATTCGGCGACGGAAGCGGGTCGTTTATGCCTTGTGAACTCAATATTATATCCTCAACTCTCGCCGAATCAAAGACAATCTCATGGCAATGATAATGCGATCTACTCCCCAGCCCTATTCTAAAGATAGAAAACAAACAGAATATTAAGGCATACCAATCGTACTTCGCACCTATGAATTGCTTTTTACGCTTGTTCCATTTAAAACAAACTAATCGGTAAAACTCGTCCGTTATATGATTTTGACGTTCCTCACTGATTTTCTCTTTTAGTCTCCATACTTCTATGTCCATTCTTTTTGTTTGTTTTTTCCACCACTTCTCATCAATCCTGTCCCTCGTAGCCCTCGGGGGATGGGCATGTATAATATATGATGGGTCTTTATCTATCATTCCGATATGGTTATACCCGTTAAGAACATCCGTGTTGTTTATCTTGCAGATTCGCTCATTCAGTTCTTGGGTATGACCCCCGATATTTTTAAACCAGCGGGTTTTACGATTGGTTTTCCATAGTAAATAATCCCCATGCTTTAAAATCCCGGAAGGTATCATTGTTCCTCCTTTAGGAATGGATTGAAATAACCGGCTAATTTACGATCTGTCCGGGGATAAGGCCGGACCTTAATAAACGCATTATGCTTAATCGCATCCTCGACAGTCTTGGTGTTTTTTCCTCCGCCACTCGCCCCGATAGATAGCTTATCGTTTATGCAGTACTCCACATGACCCACGATTTCATTCTTTGGACCTCTCCAGTAGCAGACAACACAACCCTCAGACGGGATAGCCACCCTTTGCTTTTCAAATCTCTTCCATAACTGGTCAGCCGTCAGATCCTCATTCCTTCCGATTACCCCATTCATTCTTAGCTCTTCCACAATTAGTCCCGAGCAATCAAACAAAGGCCCATCGCCACTCCATCTATAATAGTTCCCCACAAACTTCATAAGGTAAGCCGTTGTGGCCGGGATCCTTATATCCACCTCGTTCCCGTTTCCATTGAAACTCTGAGCCACATCCATCAGCTCCTTAATCTCGCCCTTGAGGTAGGTAATCAGATCCAGAACCTTACCCAATGCCTCTGATAACTCATCCCCTATGTGTTTGACTGCTTCCATCCTTTTTTTCTTATCCATTTCAACCGTCCTTTCTGAAGGGATTCTCCCAGCATGAAGTGAGCTTTATCCTATCTATAAACTCCCGGGTCAGCCTCCTGTCCTCTTCTGTCTCATCCGGGTGCTTGGTTATGAAGCTCCCCGCTATCCTGACCCCGAACTCCTGGCACCACTCCCCCACGCTCAAACCCTGCTCAACTGTGGTCTTTTTGTTAAATATGTCCAGAATTCTTTGAGAACCGCTCTCAAAGCCTATATACAGCGCTCCACAGCCTGATTCTGCCATTATTCTGACCATCTCCCTGTCTAATGAGTCAACCCTCGATTCACAGTTATGAACCAACCCTGACTCTGTTACATAGTTATTATTTTTTTCAACTTCAATATTAAAGACAGTCTCATTTAATTCAATCTCCTTGATGCTCCTTAATCTGGGATATAAAATATCATCCTTCAGGATTGCCATGCTTTTCTTCCTATTATAAATTGAAATTCTATATATAATACCATTTGAAAATGAATCTTTTCCTTGAAAATTCTGACAAAAAGTAGAAATCTGCCCCAAGCGAAGAAGTATGGCTTGAACTTGAAGTGCAAGTTTTTTGGATGCTGTCGTGTAAGTCCTTATTATATCGAGATTTATCGAACGTTTTTCCCTACAAACACAACCGTCGCCTCGCCACATAGATTCTATAATAATTTTTTGTTTCCACTTCGGTAAATACATAATAGATTGGACAAAATGTTTCTCCTGCGAATGGTTATTAATGCAATATCTTTGAATAAAATTTGCCATCTTAACTGAATTTACCCTAACATAACGACTATTTATTCCTTTGTCAATATTTGATTTATTAGATGAATTAGCTTGAAATTCTCGTTTTGCCAATTTCATTATTTCTTCTGCGAACTGAATTTCTTTATGATGTAATGAAAAACGCACATGATAATATTTAATTTCTCCATTTACATTCCTTTTGGTACTTAAATCCCCTTCAGCCATAAAATATCCCAGAAGCTTGCATCTATTCTCATTAAGCTCGGGGATGTCAGTTTCGCGATTGGAAATAGGTATCATAGTAAAAAACATTTTCTTAGACCATCTGCTTTTCAATTTCATATTCAAGTTAAATTTTTTAAATAATGAAGAAACTTTCATAAAACAAGCCGAGGCTGATTCTAAAATCTTATAGCTTGAACCGGATTTTCTATATTTTCTCATGCTTTCTTTTCCTTCAATTATATAATATGGATGGTCTCCCGTAATCGTTATTGATGGAAGATAAACAAATTTTAGCTTATATACCTTATTTTTGTTTGGTATACGGATTAATTTTGTTACTTGTTTGTACTCAAATAAATTATCTTTCTCAGAATAAGATAATACCTTGTCACCCATTTTTATTTTCTGAATTTCACAAAATCCATTTTCTGTTCTTATTAGGGTATCTTTTCTCAAGCAAGCCCATTTAAGCCCTAAATGGCCTATTCCCTCGCTTATACCCAGAACCCTATCCCTATTCAATGTGAAGTTATCCTCCCGGAAGTACACCCCATCTATACTGTATTTATTAATAAGACATTCTATATCCTTTATTACTTTATGGGCTGACATGTGGGTATACGTCCTGCCCCATATCTTCTTGACAGAACAGAACGAGCAGCTGAAGGGGCATCCCCGGGATGTGTTCATATTAAAGACCTTCCCCGGGAACCACGAAACGCTTGTCATATAGGGTTGACTTATGAAGCTCTCGTAATCCGGCAGTTCAATAGCATCCAGATCTTTTATGCGCGGGGTCTTGATTATCCGCTCCTTTATCCTACCCTCAACCATGTCGCATATAACATCCTCGCCTTCCCCCTGGACTATATAATCGACTTCACTGGGTATCATGCCAGGGAAGACTGAGGCGTGAGGACCTCCGACCGCTATTTTAGTCATTCGCCCATTCCTTTTTCTTTTGGTATACTCAAGCAAATCCATAAACCCCACATAACAGGGAGTGTTCGCGTAAATGCCTATGAAGTCAAAGTCGTTAGGGTCAAAGCTGAAATCCCTTTTGAGATACTGGTCAATGAAAGTCACCTCATGCCCTGCCTTCTTCAGTATGGTCAGGAGAAAACCGATCCCTAAGGGAAAGCGCTTCTCGGTCAGTGAGAAGCCCGAGTTATTTACTTTCGGTTCCGGGGACGTCATCATCAAAACTCTCAATTTATTCTCCCTTCTGGAATATCCCTACATAGGTATCAAGCTCGCCTTTTCTTTCGTAATGTTCGACTTGGTCATGCAGTAACTTCAAGCCCAGTAGCTTTGCACTTTCGTGAAAAAAATCCTGATTGATGGCTATCTTGTGACCTTTCCAGATCTGGTCGGGCTTCCTGATCTCCACATTTATAAACAGCTTGCCCCCGGGCTTGAGTATCCTAACCATTTCCTTCATGCACTGATTGGCATCCCGGGTGTGGTCAAGGACGTTCATGGTACATACGACATCCGCATAATTAGGGGGCAGGGGTATGTTCTCCCCGGGAGCATTAATCGAAATATAGTTTGGATTCTCATCTATCCATCCCATCTCGATATATTTGTTGGACAACGAGTCGACCGCAATGCCTATCCTGCAGGTAAGCCCCCTGATTATTCCCCCCAGTGGGCCTGAGCCGACATCAACAACGATTTTGTCCTTGCAGGAATCCTCCAGTTCCTTCTTTATTTTTTCGTCCTTCGACATCTGGGGAACGCCTATCTGGGGTTTGCCGATTCTTTTCAGGACTTTCACCCACCAGCCATGCTCGAATTTTTGGCAGTTGTGCCACTCCTCTTCGGAAGTATCCATTATTAGATTGTCATTTTTTTTTACGCTCAATTTTCTGACAATACAACTGAAAAAGAAAGTGTTTTGCAGATAGTCTGCTCTTACTTTAATATCGCTGGGATCCTCTGTTAATACACAGAGAGTTTTTGCAAGACCTTCTTTTGAATAACAACAAGGATGCTCATTGCTCTGAAACTGATTTTCGGAATTATTCATGTGCGGGGTTGAGCCCACAAAATACCCCCCATCCTTTATTATCCTTCTGACCTCCTTTAAAAAGAGGATTCCCTCATCCTCGTTGATATGCTCCAGCCCTTCAAAGCAGAGTATAACATCAAAGGTGTTATCTTTGAACGGTAAGCGTTTCCTCATGTCCCCCTCAACTATGTCAAGATTATATTTCTCTTTAGCGTATGTTCTGAGCTCGGCATCCATCTCCATGCCTGTGACATTATAAGAAAAGTGTTTGCAGAGCATTATCCCCAGACCACTGCCACAGGGCACGTCCAGAACCGCATTATTTTTGATATAGTCGAAAGCATACATATACCGGTTAAGAAAGTTTTTTAATGCTCTCTTGGTATTCTCGTTGTAAACATCCAGGCAGATTGCTTTCATGGGGAAAATCTCCTTCTTACCTCATTCTGATGTTCATTCGCAAGTTTTGACCCGAAGCTCGTATTCGACGCATGTTGCCTGTACTTCAGTATGGGCTTATTTATAAACTTAAATTTCTTTCCGGCTCTATGTGCCCGCAGATACCACTCATAATCAAGGACTCGCTCAACGGAAGGATCGTATTTCCCCACTTCAATGAAACACTGCCGGCTCGTGAGTGAGCAGTCCTGGGCTATATAATTCCCCTCTTTTATCATAGCATCGAAATCAAACGGCTTGCCGAGCGTCTTGCCTTTTGTGGTTAGATCCTCATCATACACTTCTACGGTACCGTGGACTATGTCCGAGCCATCAATATTTTCAATCCTCGTCTTGAGTGAGTCAGTATACATCACATCGTCACTTGAAAAGGTGCAAATATATTCCCCCTCAGCTTTATCGAGAAGGAAGTTGACGGTCTTTCCGAACCCTTGATGGCTCAGGTCGAAGATTTTTATCCGTCTGCTCTTCCCATATTTTTCCAGTATCCTGGAGGTTTCATCCGTGCTTCCGTCATTACCGATGAGGAGCTCCCAGTTTTTGAACGACTGTGCTTTTACGCTCCTGATGGCCTCTTCGATAAACCCGGACTGATTGTAAGTTGCCATGATTACAGAGATGATGGGCTTAACCTCATAAAGATTTATGAGCATGTCGTTCTTTTTCAAAGACATTCCCCATTTTTCTTTGAACAACTTATCGCCGTATGAGATGTCAGTATTTTCCCACCCCTTTGCTTTTAGGTGGATTAGCTTCACATCCGCCACGGCAATGTCATATCCTGCCCTCACAAGCCGGAGGTTATAGTCCACATCCTCACCCCCGTAGGTTGTGAAGTCCTCGTCCAGTTCGCCTATCTCATCGTATACACTCCGCCTGAGCATAAGGCAAATCATATTAAGGGGTGTACCTATTTTGATAAAATCAAAGTCCTTAACAAAACTGGACTCTTGCATTTCAGGATTCCCCGAAGCACCATCGTTTACATAAGGGCTTACGGCGCCGATCCGTTGCTCATCCAGTACCCCCCTCATCTTCTCAAGCCATCCGTCCTCGCAGACAAGTGTGTCATTATTCATAATTAGCAGGTAATCTCCAGAGGCAGACCTTATGCCCTTGTTTATCGCCTTGGCAAAGTTAAATCTCCCCCCTCCATAATCGATTACGGTACTCCGTTCCGAAAGCCACTCCCTCGCCTCGGGGATAACCTTATCGGCTATGATGATTAATTCATAATCCTTTGAGTTCCGTTCTATGCTCTCGATGCAGTCTTTTGTGAAATGAAACTGTGTCTTGAGAGTCCATCTACTGCCGTCATAGACATTCATCTTCCCTGTTTTTATAATGACCGGCATTATAATACTGACCATTCCCTCTCCTGTTACAGAAAATTTACATGTTCCTTCTTCTGCTTAATGTTCCAGAGAATCACGTTGAACGTATCGCACCTGCAAAGTGACGGGCAGTCCCTGAAGTCGATGGCCTCGTACACCTTTCTACGTTGACCGGACTCCCATATTTCTTTAAGTGAGTTCTTACTCAGGTCGCCGAGGCAGTACTTCCCCACCCCCCTCATGTGGCAGCATAGGTACATTTTTCCATCGGCACATATCGTGGTGGCAAAGTGATGCCCGTAACACTTCCCGTAGGGTCTTTTGACTGTATCGTTTTTTATATTATCGTATTTATGCTGGGAGTACAGTACCTTAAAGTCCCCCTCGCTGTATTCCTGGCAAAGGCGTTCTATAAACTGAACGGACTCCCCAGTATCGTGCTCAATGTCCTTAACATCAAATGACGGTAGGTAAGGTCTGAACTGAACATAATCAACCCCGAGGTTCTTACCCATAATCACGAAACGCCGCATGTCCTCAAAGTCAGATGGGGTCAGGTACCCGAGCCCCACGGTCGTTCGGAAGCCCGTTAATTTTTTCATCTTTACGAGGTACTTTATATTCTCGACCGTCCTCCTGAAATCCAGCTCGCCCATCCCGTGGCTCTTGAGATAGCCTTTCGGCGATCCGGCATCGAGGCTGACCCTGACCCACAGGACACTGCCCATTACGGCGACGGCAATCCGTTCATTCATAATACTGCCGTTTGTTATCACTCCGACATCAAGCCCCAGAGCACTGGCGTACTCTATAAGCTCCGGGGTGTACTTGCAGCAGAACGACTCCCCGCCCCCGGTGAAAGTAACTGCCTTCCCACCACAGTCCTTTATCTGTTCAAGGATTGAAATTGTCTGCTCATGCGACAGGGTTACCTTGCTTTTTTCTTTGAAGCCAAAACACATGGGACACTTGTGATTACAAATATTAGTCATGTCCAGTTCATAAGTGATGGGCTTTGTTATACCATCCCTGACCCATTCGCTTATCCTGTCGGTATGTGCGAGTATTTTATCCGAGCTGAACTGTTTCACGTGAAACATATTACATCCTCTCAATTTTCCATTTCTTTTTCAATGCTTCGTCTGACGAGGTGATGTTTGACATATCGCGCCTTACCCTTCCGTATTCTGTTGTCTGGTCAAACGAGGGAAAATGAAACATAACAGCAAGTGGGCAATACTTAATCCTATAACCCTGCTTCCTTGCCGAAAGCATAATATCCCAGTCCTCGTGGTGGTAGAAGTTCGAGTCAAATCCTATATCTTCTAATAGTTTCTTCCTGTAAATCGTCGCCCCACCAGGAGCGATGTCTATTTTGTCCGGGGACATATATCCCCTTGAGTCCGGGATCTTCAATTTGTCGTTGGAATAGTCTATCCTCAATCTGTTTTTTATTAAAACAATTTTCCTGCCTCTTGTTATCACATGGTCTTTTTCCATAATCTTGGAAAAGACCACGCCCAGCTTTTCATCTGAACTAATTTCATTATAAAGACTCGTAAGGAAGTTTTTCGATACCGTGCAGTCATTGTCAAGAAATAATACATACTCCCCTGCGGAGCTTTCAGTAAGCACGTTCCTTCCCCTCCCCACGCCTAAATTCGCGGGGCAGAATATAAGGCTGATAATGTCGTTCCCATCCGCCAATTTTATAAGCTCACTCCTTGTCGCCTCATCCGAATTGTTGTCAAGGACGACTATCTCAAAATCGCAGGGCTTGAAAGCCCGCATTAATGATCGGATACATTTCTTTGTTTCCTCAACCCTGAAAAATGAGAGTATCCCTATCGAAAGAATGGGATTAAATTTCCTTTTTCTCTTATACCTCTTGCCTATGAGCTCTGTTTTTATAATATATTTCTTTGCCTCAATCATAACCCCAAGTCCTCAATTATTTTATTGGCGCATTTCTTTTGTGCTTTGAGATTTGCAATGCTAATTTGTTTCTCATGCACCCGCCAGTAATAAAGGATTTCACCGACTGATTTGATTTTCCATCCCGCTTTTCTTGCCCTCGCCCATAAGTCAAAGTCTTGGGCGTAGTAACAATTTTCATTATATCCATCGAGCTCCTCTATAACTTCCCATCGTATCAGTGGGCTCCCGCCTGCGAATACACCCGCAAGTTTTCTATCTGGAATGGACTCGGGATTATTACAGGACTGGCTTATCTCATTCCCTTCTTCATTTATAAGCATATACCAGCAGCCGACTACTCCGTTAAGATTTACGGACTCAACCATCCTGAGTTGCTTTTCTATCTTGAAAGGATGGGCGATGTCGTCCGCGTCCTGCCGGATAATATTCTCGCCCTCGCAATGATTGAGCCCGTAGTTCAGAGCCCGCGTGAGCCCGATATTCTTCGTGGTATGGACGAGCTTTATTCTGGGGTCTTGTTCGCTGTATTTTTTGATTACCTGAACTGAATTGTCCGTCGATTTGTCGTCAACTATCACGAACTCGAAGTCGCCGAAGGACTGGGTTAGAATGGACTGGATGGCTATGTCGAGCCAGTAATTCCTGTCCCCGTTGTGAACGCACATGAGAACGCTTATTTTTGGACGTTTCATTTATTCTCTGGGATTTTTTATCCCAAAAACTCTTTTCTGATTATGATTACTGCTATTCCCAGAATTGCTACTAAAACGAACCAGATGATTTTTCGATTTATACCGCAGAACTCTTTTAACCGCTGAACGCAGGCAACCAGTCCGCCTTTCGCACCCGTTCCCTGTAATACTTTTTCGTGGTTAGAAACCGTTTTCCAGTATTGTTTTGAAATTTCGTCGTGATGTTTTTTAAAATCAGTAAACGATTTATTCTGATGTTCGTTCTCTGATTTTATAAGGTTTTTAATACCAGTAAACGCGTCCTTTAATTCCTTTTCCATCATTTCTTCCTCTTTTTCTTTAAGTAAGCACGCCTTGCAATCCAGGCGGTACCCAATCCTATTAAAATAATGTTCCACGGGAAAGGCACGAACATAATGATAGCGATTACTGCTGTTATAAGTAAGAGTACTCCAGGCAGAGCGAATCCACCTTCGCCCATCCCCATTCCTGTGGATTTATCTACTTCGTATCTCGGATATATTATTGTCTTACACTTATTACTTCCTGACTTTATTCTTTTTATCTCTTCAATAAGACTTACCTTTTGATTAAGAAAAGGTTGCCCTATTTCCTCGTTGGGATTTTTTGCAAGTTCCTTGTTTAACTCGCTTATCTTTTCTGTCCTGCTAAAATCCTTTATTCTGTCTTTGACTTCGTTTATGTATATTTGCGTAGTTGTTGGCTCTATTAATACAGGTTCAGTTACTGTTCCTGTTGAACTATCTTGTGCTTGAATTGTGCCTGCAAACAATAATATGATTAATATTTTAATTAACATGAACCTTTTGTCCTTTTGTATAAATTTCTTTTATTTCAGCGGCTGATAAACATCTATCTATATAAAATATTTCATCTAATTGTCCAATAAGACCATAGGGTGAAGCATGAACCAACCCGCTTATATGTAAATCTACATCAGTATTAGTTCTTGTTCCTGCTTCAGCGTCACTACCAATACTACTACCATCAACATAAACCGTTGTGATAGGGGTTGAGGCATTAAAAGTCCCTACCACATAATGCCAAGTATTTGCCGAAAAATCACCATTAAGATATATGCCTGTAAAACCACCCGCAAAAGAACCATAAATTCTCCAGAGAACATTGCCCGTACTATAAATCGCAAGAACCCAATTGTAAGCACCTACATCACTTATTTTAAGAAATATGAAACTATTAGCGGCTGGTGGCGAAACATCCAAATTTACCCAATAACCAACTGAAAAATCTGTTGTGGTATTGAAATCTGCATGTTTAGTTATTTCTGACATATCACCGCTATCATAATCTGCCATTCCTCCGAATTTCCCACCACTCACCAATGTTACACTGCCTGCTTCTTCAACTGCGGTATGTCCATGTCCAGAATCATCTGCCATGCTATCTCCTGTTTCTTCATTACAATGTAATAATATCTTCAAATCAGGGTCATCTCCTAACTGAAATACAGTTACTTTTTCAGTAGCATTTACTGTTGAGCATACAAACAATAATGTAATTAAAATTATTTTCATCTTTCATATCCTTGTATAGAAATATGAACATCATTGCCAGGATAACCAACAGTTGTTCCATGACTTGATATTCCTATTTGCCACCTTTCGCCTTTATCCCACGTTGTAGAACTTAAATTAACCGCCAAATCAATTACTGTTCCTGTGCTTCCTGCTGTTAATGTAAATAAACTATTCCCATCTTCATCTAAATAACTCCAAGAAGGAGGGCTATCTAATGCTCCTTTATAACCATTCCAGTGTATTTCTATGTCCTCTCCTTCTGCCGGTGTGCTACACCATATAGTCATACTTGTCAATTCTAAATCATAAGGTATAACAAAACTCCCATCCCAATAATAATCTGTTGAAATAAATACATGACCTGAACCGTTGAATGTAAACGTATGAGTTGATTTTGGGATGGTTATTGTTATTCCTGTCAAATTACTTCCATCCCCGTAATGCGTGGCTGTTATTGATGTTGCTGTTGCGTCTATGCAGGTGAAATCATTTTTAACTATCAAGTCATTTCCTAAATTCCAATTTCCTGTTGCGTGTGTATATGTGGATTTCTTTGTACCGTAACCAAAATAAATATAATCCATATAAAAATGGTCGGCTATTTCTGCATGACCATTTGTTCCAGATGACCACCCTTCTATCAGGTGCGTGCCACTTACATCTAACTGAACCCAATTCGCCTGTCCAAAATCAAGTTTATGTCCACCGTCTACACTACTTAATATTTCATCTCCAATAGTAACATCATTTGTAGCAGTTACGTTAGTTCCATAAATTTCATCTCCGAAATGATAATCTGAATATATGTAAGTTCCTGTTATACTTGTAGCCGTGCTATCTCCGTGAGTATAACTATCCCCGTGATTAATAAGACCACCAACGGTATAAGTATCGGTATGCACTATTTGATTGTTTCCTACCGCACCTATGGCGATTGTACTTACTATCACAGATGTCATTACTCCATCAGGAAAAACAAGATAGATTAATTCAAGTGTTCCCGTGCTTAATATCCTGACCTTTGTATCAGCCGTCCCAGTGCTTATCCCTATCCTCATGTCGCCCCGCAACCGCCAGTCCGCTTTTTCAGTTGTTGTGCTTCTTGTAAAATCATAATATTTACCCGCCTCTGCAAGTGAAATAAAAGCAAGTAAAATTATCAAAACCATAATTAATTTTTTATACATTTCATTCTCCTTTATGCTATCTGCCATCTACTGCCATCATATCTATATGCTTGTTTTTCAGCATAATTCCAATACACATCCCCGGACTCTGCGTGCCATGAGGGGTCAACTGAATCCACCCACGTCCGCCTTATGAGTTCACCCAGAGAAATGGGCATCGCAGTCCTCGGGGGCTCTGTCCCGGGAACGAGCACTGCCCCATCAAAGTAAAAATCCCCCGCCGTATCGGTGGGTCTCAACTCCGCACGAACCCTCGTAGCCGAGGCATCAATCGTTCTTGCGATATATAAAAATTCCCATGTATTTGTTGAGGTATTCGCGGATGAGTCCGTTGACCCCACTCCATCGGATATTCTTAAAACCACGTTCGTATCGGGAGCGTAAACCCAGCATCCCAGGGCAACGCTCAACCCCTTGAAATCGGCAAAATTTATTATGTCCTGATAGGCATGGTGGGCTATATTAGACGGTGACATCTTAAGCGAGTAATCCCCGAATTTCTTTTGAGTGCTACTCCTCGCATTGACCACCCCGGACTCCTGCCAGTAATCGCACTGCAAGTCACCGTGAGTCGTCCGCTTAAAATTACCGTTCGCCAATAGGTTAATAAAGGCATTGGATTTTACATTCGTGATCAAAGCATTAAAGTCATCTTTCGCTACGCTCTCATTCTCTGCTGTTGGGAATCCTGACATTTTATTCTCCTTCTATTATCTTTTTTTCCTTCAGTATTTCTATCAGGGCATTTAACTTTTCTTTGTCAGTTTTATTTTCATTATTTATGATAGAGGTTTTTAGATTAATTCTATTCTTCTTTTCTTGTGCTTCAAGTTCTGACCTGCTTTTTCGTTCTTCTCTTGCTTTCTCATAATCTGATATTTCTTTATCTGACCTTTTGACTATTTTCTTTTTATTAAAATCATATACATAGTGTTGCATGGGTCTTAATTCTCGTTCATCATATACAATCAATCTTCCATTAAATTTATTGTTTTTATCTACTGGCAGAGTCCCCGAACTATTGCCAATCACGCTTCCATCATTTGGTTCAATTTCATAATAATTATATGTTTTCATAAGTTCTCCTTTATGATACATAATATACTACTGCCCATAGTGTAGAAGAAAAAGTTTTTATACTATCGCCATAGTTAAATTGAAGAACATCCCCAGCATCTTGTTTTATTGCGACAACATTATCTGAATTATCAGGATAAGCTCCTCCTCCACTTTCAAATACTCCCGAGAAATACGCACCTGCTGCTATGTATCTGATTTTATTAGCGGCTATGGTAGAGGTCATTTGTTTGAAATTATTTCCGCTGTCGACCGCAACAGTATATAGTTTCCATTTCAATCTACTATCAGTATCTTTACCATTATTTGCTTCGTTTCCGGGGAAAAATTCTCCGTTTTTACTAAGTCCACCAAATATGACTCCATCAACTCCAAATCCCAACTCTCCATTAGCTTTCATTCCAATATAAGTATCATTTGCAGTGGTTGCATAAAACCTTATTCTTTCATGCCCCGTATCATCTTTTATACCTTTACCCGTTTCATCTTGTAGAGTTAAATAATCATTTAAAACAATCCGATTAAATGTAAAGTTTTTTGCTATCAAACCTGCATCGGTTTCATCAATCGCGGCTCCTAATATTCGTGGTGCTCCACCTGCCCCTTCCGCCAGAGCTTTTAGATTCGCACCAAGTTGTGATATTTTAGTTGAGGTTAATAAACTATTAGCCGCGTAAGTTAGGGCTGCTTCAGTCCAAGTCGCCATTTCAATCCACCTCTTTCTTTCTTCCCAGAATAAAATCACTTATTGTTTTGGTACATTCAGGACATAACAAAGCATATTTACCGTTTTCATCCTGTATCCATAATATATGTTGCCAACCTATCGCACCATCACCGTAGATGTGTTCTGTATGAGTATTATTACATCCTTTCCTGTCGCATTTCACAGTCCGTGGTTTCTTTATTTCCTTGAACGGCATCTTTACCTCCTCTCAGAATAAAGGATTATAGGCTTCATCAAGTAACCCATTCACTGCATCATCTAAAATAAAATATTGCTTAAAACCAACCTGCTTTAGTTTCCAACTGCATAGCCCAGTCATAACATCCATCGTGAGTTCTTTTAATGTGTAACCTTCCGTATTACTGAAATAAACTCCGAATAAAGGATAGTTTACCCGCAGGGCATCCGATAACTGGTGAGGGAATCCCGTAAGTCCGGCATTAAATTCAAGTTCTTTTTTCGGGTCTTTCCACCATAAAATAATCCGCTCGCCAAAAGAATCCGCGGCAGCAGATGAAGGAATCCAAATTACTGTATCCTCATAATTTTTTGGTCTTAATCCATAAGTTGATTGAGAATCAGTATCTGCCAGATTAGCATTTTCATCAACGCCCCTATGTCCAGCCCATGTCGGGTCTGGCGGAGTCCCTGCTGTATCAGGGTCGTAGCCATAAAAAATAGTAACCCTGTTAATTATATCATCCACGCCCTGATTAAGATTAGGCTTTGAAAGAATATTATCTACATCAAAGTCATCCGAGCCGCCCAGGTCGGGTGAATAAATAATCTCCTCAAGCCAGTACCGACAGTATATAAGACCATCCCCCTCGGCAAATATTGTTGAATGAGAATAGGTCATTATCTTTTTTAATATGTTGCCTATGGTCTGACCGGTAAAGTTCCCCTGTAAAAGAAAGCCGAGTGAGGTCATTTGAGTTTTCCATGTAGACCATTCGGTATAATTTATATCTACATTTGCACTGGAAGCAGTGTTATCAAGGTCGCCCATATCCGGGTCTGTGAGCAAGTACCAAACCATATCCGCTGGATTTATCCCGCTTGAATAATCTCTTGCTAACCACCCCGTAGCGGAATAAAAATCAATAGGAATATCTTTCGTGCCAATTTTTCTGTCAAATAAGTATCCCAATTTATCCCTGAAAACTAAAAATGCCTTGTCTCCCCTAAACTTAAAATCGTCAAGTCTGCCAGTAAATATATTCAGGGTCTCCCCGGAATACCATTTAAGCTCATCCCATTTTTTATTACCCCACCTGTTCAGATACTGAGAGTCATTGGTTAGTATCTCAAGGCTGATTACTCCTTCCTGCCTTAAATACGCTTCGGGGTTATCTTTTAATTTATTCCAGTACTTACCCCCATTATAAACCTCAACCGTAGCGTAACCGGTGGAGACCTCATCCGCCTGCCTCGTTATTGAGGGCAGAACCTCGCATCGGTCAGTCTCGTCCACACCGTTGAAAGTAAACTTCCTTTTAGGATGAACCGCCTGTTCTGATAATTTCCCGAGTGTATCGGAATTAAGGCTTAACATTATAACTCCCTCAAAATTAAAGTGCCTCTAAACTTATCTTCCCAATTAGGCACTCCAAAACTTGATAAAGGTTTTTCGTCATTATGAATTCTGACTGTATATGAAACCGAAGGAGCATTAATCATATCATCATAAAAAGTTAGTTGCGCTAAATCATCCCGCCAATCATTAAAAGTCGTAGCATCCGCTGTTGCTATATTTTCAAGCGGAATTTCCCACCTTCGTTTTTTTGAGAATTTATAAGAATATTCTTTCCCGGAAATAGCCGAGTGTCTTATAACATCAAAATCATCTGGCTTAATATATCCCGCTTCAGGTGAAAAATTAATTATTGTAACTCCATCTGTAATTTTCATTGAGGGCATTTTATATCACAAATCCTTCCCTTGCTAAATCCTGTAAAGCTGGCAGTATGTTTCTTCTCGTAACTTCTTTTATTCTTGTTGGACTCGCTTCTTCCCAATCACTAAAGGTCGTTACATTTGGAAATTGAATATTAATAATAATCGAGGTCGGTCTTGCTTTTATTTTATTCAAGGGAATAGCCAGTTCCGGTCCCTTTTCTGCAATGGTTGTAAGTGCCGGCCCCATAAAAAGTTTGCCTTCAGCGGCAGACTGTATTTTAGAAATTTGACCTACTATATTTGGAACTATCAAAGCCGTCTGAGCGATAGCCAGAATCGGACCAAGAGGGCCCGCTCCGGCAGCCCAAGCCCATATTTTAGAAATTGCGATTCCCTGTTCAACTAATACTTTCGCTACCGCGAGTGCTTTGCCTTCCTTTGATTCCTTCCCGAAAATAGCCATCGCAGCTTCAATTCCTGCAAGTGCTATTTGTTGTTTTATCTCTTGGGTCTGTTGTGCTAATACCTGTTTTTTTGTTTCGCTTTCCTCATCTGCTTTGAATTCTGCTTCTCTTATTGCATTTTTTCGTTCTGCTTCTACCTCATCTCTTTCCTTTTCTCGCTCTATTCTATACTCGTCTATAAGGTCTTTATCGGCTCCGGCTTTTTCGTATGCCTCAACTTCTTTTTCAAGTTGCTCTGTTGCCTTCTCGTAATCAGATAATCGGATTTCGTCTAATTTCTCGGCAAGTTCTTCCTCAGCTTTTATTTTTTCTTCTGTGGCTTCTATTGCTGCTATTGCTGCCGCTGCTTTTGCTTCTGTCTCTTTAGCTGCTGCTTCTATAATTGCATCTGAAGCTGCTAATTCAGCCTCCTCCTTTTCTTTTAACTTGGCGATCCTTAAATCAAGGTTCTTAATGTCTTCCGATGTCTCCTCAGCACCCCGCTGGAGTAATTTAGCTTTAACCAATAATAAAGCCTTATGTGTTCCTTCCCACTCCTGCATTTTTCCAATCTGTTTATCAACTTGCGCAAGATTTTCTTCTGCTGCTTTCTCAAAATCCTTAGTCGCTCTTGTTGCTTTAATCATAGTTCCTATGAAAAGAGCAAAAACTATCGCAAGAGCAGCAACAGGCGGATGAATAGCACCCAGTATCGGGGCTAATTTAGTAAAGATAGAAACCATTTTCAATGCAGTGCCCACGACTTTAAGGAAAATTCCAGAAAGTAAAGTTATCGCTGGAACGAGAATCGCAACACTTTTAACAAGCCCCTCGTTCTCTTTTACGAAATCCCTGAACTTATCTATGTTCTCAACAACCTTTTCAGCCAGGTCTTTTATAACCGGGATAAGAGTAGTCCCTACTTCAACCATTAAGATATTAACAGTCTCCCTGAGCTTACGCATTTGAACATTCAGATTATCCTGTCGCTTTGCTAACATCTCGTCAGTCTTGCCAGCTCGTTCAGAAATCGAAATGGTATCTTCCATAAATTCATTTCTTTTATCCAGGATAGTTAGCAGTCCGGTAAGGGCTGTTTTTTCTTCTATTAGTTTTGGTAGTCTGGCATCTTCGACTTTAGAAAGTCTCTTTAGAACCTCCGTTAGACCGAGCTGTTGCATTGCGGCTTGAGCCGATGCAAATCCCCATCCCCCCTTTTCCATTCCTGTTAATGCTGCAAGTTCTTTCGTAGGTTTCAGAAAAGCACCCATAAGTGCCTTGAGAGAAGTAATTGCGATATTAGTTTTAATTCCCCCTCTGGTCATTACTGTAAGAGAAGCACCGACTTCTTCAAGGGAGACTCCCAGTGCCTTTGAAAGTGGTAGAACCAGTCCGATAGTAGGAGCTAATTCTGCCATCGTGGTTTTACCCTTTTCCACAATAGAGAAGAACCAATCAGAAATATCCCCAGCTCGGTCAGCAGCTAATCCATAAGCGTTGACTACGGTAGTTAATGCGTCAGCTGTTAAACCGGCTTCAACAAAACCTGCCTCGGCAGCTCTAACCGATACTTCCAAAAATGCTGTAGCTTTTTCTGCGGAAATTGAAGCGGAGAGAATATCGTATAAACCTTTAGAGAGGGTTGCTGTTGATTGTCCATAAGTTACCGCCATTTTCTTGATAGCCGACTCAAAGCCCGGCATATACTTTTCGCTCTGTTCACCGAGCATGGTTGCAACATAGCTCATTTGCTCCTGGAAATCCCCCGCCTTCTTTATTGCGAGACCAAGCCCGGCAGCCATTGCAGTACCAGCGATAAGGAATTTACTCCCTGCTTTGGAGACGGACTCCCCAAGACCCTTTAACTGTTTATCGGTAACCCCAAGAGTCTTAGTAGCCTCGTCTCTGGCGCGAATTATAATCTGTAAAATGTTCTCTGGCATTTTATTTCCCTAAAAAAAAGGCTCAACAGTCCCTCAAAAGATAGAGGTCTTTTAACTGCGAGCCTTCGTTCCTACCTTAATTTATTTTGGATATTTAATTATTTACTTATCCGAAGAAGGTTTAGGCTTTAATCCTCCTCCGAAAACCACTCCTTTATTTATGGATTGCATTGTTTCCTCAAATGATTTATCCGTCGGGACTAAAAACGAACCGACTTGTTTTTCCGTTAAACCCGGGTCGGATTTTCTTACAAGTACCCAAATCAACATTCTGGCTTGTTTGAAAGTTAATGGAGTCCCATTTTTGAATTGTTTAAGGTCTCCAAGCCGTTCTTCCAATTCAATTAAATCATTCACATCCAACGCACTCATTTCATAATCTTTCCCGCCAAGTCTAACCTTTTCCACTCTTACCTCCTTTTCCCAGAAATCCCCCGACTTTAGCAAATTTTGAAAATAAAACCAAAGTAGTACTTGACATCCAATCTAAAATATGATATAATTCTTATTAAGGATACGGAATGAAAAAAACTTTTAAATATAGAATATATGCCAACCGAGACATTCTTACCAAAACCGACGGAGTCCTTAATCTTTGTAGAATCCTTTATAATCTTTGCCTTGAGCAACGAATTGATGCCTACAAATACCACAGGAAATCCATTTCTAAATATGACCAGATGAAACAACTTCCCGACCTCAAAAAAGGTTTTCCTGAGTTTAGAAAAGTTTCTTCTCAAACACTTCAGGATGTAATTGACCGTCTTGATAAATCTTACCAGTCCTTTTTCCGTCGAGTAAAGAGTGGAGAGAAAGCGGGTTTCCCGAGATTTAAGGGATTTGATAGGTACGATTCTTTTACACTCAAACAAGCAGGTTGGGAACTTGATGATAAATATCTTACCATAAAGAAACTCGGTAAATTCAAGATTAGACTTTCTCGCCCCATTGAAGGTGTAATCAAAACCGTAACTATCCGCAGAACTCTTTCCAATAAATGGTTTGTCTGCTTTGCTTGCGATAATGTTCCCGATAAGCCCCTGCCAAAAACGGGCAAAACAATAGGTATTGATATGGGATGTGAATCTTTCCTTACTGATTCTAATAATAGAAAGATAGATAACCCTCGGTTTCTTAACAAGTCGCAAGACGTTCTTCTTAAACGTCAGCAGTCCCTCTCGCGTAAAAAGAGGGGTTCTATCAGGCGAGGCAAAGCAAGGTTGCTTGTGGCAAAGATACACGAAAAGATTGCTAATCAAAGACTTGATTTTCATTTTAAAGTTGCTAATAAATTGGTCAAGGAAAATGATATTATCTGTATAGAAAAACTCCATAGTTGGAAAACATTCAGAAAAATCAATAGGTCTATGGATGATGTTGCTTGGTTTAATTTCTTCAATATACTTCAATTCAAAGCGGAAGAGGCTGGAAAAGAAGTCGTTGAAGTCCCCGCCAAGAACACATCCCAGATGTGCTCGTCCTGTGGGGCAATAGTTAAAAAGGATTTGTCTATTCGTATCCATCGTTGCTCCTGTGGTCTTGAAATAGACCGTGATTATAATGCTGCTCTAAACATTTTAAGGCTCGGGCAGAGCCTTTAGGTTTCCGTATCCTCAACCTGAGAATCTCATGGCTTTAGCCATGGAGAATGTCAACTCCCTTTCTTTAATAACTCGATTTCCCGTTTATCAAATATACCCGGCACATGTGAGCCGCGGTAGCATCATATTTAATCTTCCCGGAAGCTCCCGCCATTATCTCCCCGGGGCCCCCAATGGCAATCGGGAAGGCTGTGTAGAGAACCTTCGGAAATTCAAAGGTCAGCTCATAATTCCACTTACCGCCAGCCGCGATAACCGCTCCAATAAATGACACTCTCCAAACCGCCGAGGTCCAACCGGCGTATAAATCAAACTGTGTTGTATTATCAAGTTTGAAAGTGGGAGCAATCGTTCCCGTCCTGAAAGCATCCCCGATAATCCTGTCAATGTAGTAAGTGCCGTCAAGAACCGGCTTCGCCACCAATCCGTTTTCAAGTGTCATAGCCAGAGTATCAATTTCTTTGTTGAAGGCATAAATCTCAAAAGTTGAGGTATTATCGGGAGTTGTTCCCCAAGTTGCAACGGTAATTTCGGTACCAGTATTGGCTGTGATTTTACGGATTTGCCCCTCTCCTAAACCCCCCGTTATCCGAACATAATAACCTATCAGACCAGTTCCGGTAATTGTCCATGTTGCCCCAGAATCTGTCAGAGTGGTAGCAGCTCCAGCCGTTGCTGTTCCTGTATCGTAAATCCCTATTCCCAGAACTGTCTGGTTCCATCTCCAGGGTTCTGTCGTTTCCAGACTCGCAGTTGTTTTGGTAATCTGGGCATAGGATTTAGCAAGCCAGGAAGCAGTAAGAGCCAGAATCTTTGCTCCAACCCCGTAACTAAAAGCCAGAGTATTAGCGCAAGCCCCTTTAATCTGAAAAGCCTTACCGGCTCCTATATCCTTTTCAATCTCAAGCGTATAAGGATAAGGGTCGCATTTAGCCGAGAATGGAGTATTCGTTGGTGTGAACTTATGCAGGTAGACAGGATATTGATAAATCTCAAAAGTTGAGGTATTATCAGGATTAACATCCCAGGTTGCAACGGTTAAGGTATCTTCAGTATTACTTACAATCGCTCTCACTTGCCCAATAGCAGCGGTTGCTGAACCTGTTCCCCCTGTAATTTTCACATAATGGGCTTTGTAATCATCTACACCCCAACCAGCTCCAGTTAGAACTAAAATTGTGTCTCCTGCACTCGTTGCAGTACCTGAAACCTCCAGAGAAGGTTGCGTGGTCGTTGGTGCACCGAACCAAGACCTAAATAAATGTCCCAAACAATTAGGATGAACTTCATGGACTGTATCGCCAGCAAGAGTTATCAATCCCTGATAACTCGGTGGCTCATCCCTTCTGCCATCTAACTGTGCAGAAACTACTTCTTCAATCGTTGGAGAAATAGATTCTGTGTTAAACTTCAAATAATCAGCCTCTCCAAAAAGAGCATCTTTGGAAATCTCATAATCGGAAGTAACATCTGGGGCAACCCAGGTGTCCACTGTGCAGGTTGTCGCATCATTGTCCGTTATCTTTCGGAGCTGTCCGATTCCCAGTCCGACTGTAATCCTTACATAATAACCGATAAGAGCATCAACAGACCAGGATGCAGTTGAATCTTCCAATTTGGTCACCGATGACCCAGCAGTAGCATCTCCTGAATACAAAACCACCGGTGTTCCAAAAACATTTTCCCTCTTAATTCCAATGTGAGTTAATTGTCCTTTTGCCATTTCTTTTTACCTCCCTTAGATTTAGTTTCTTTCTTTTTTAATATTTCAGTTTCTTCTTTCTTTTTTTTTATCACTGGGCGTGCAAATCCTTGGGAAATTAACTGGCTTCCCAATTTTTCATCCACATCAAAAACTTCTCCCTCTTTCTTTAATCCTAAATCCGCGAACTGTCTTTCCTCTTTCATTTTAATTTTCATTTTTACCTCCATTGTATGTGTTCTTGAACATCTATCTGTATCTCACAGAAATGACACAGGACAGAACCGAACATCCTGTTTTCTCTTATATTAACAGAAGCGGGAGAAGCCGAAAAAGCTGTCCCGTCTAAATCAACCATATAGTTTCTGAATTTATCGCAGACACTTTCCGTCAAAGTCCTGAAGGTCTTATCCGTAGCGGTTGAATCTTTTAAAGAAAAATATCCGAAGATCTTGATTGTATGAGTCCGCATATTAACCGTCGGGGAATGTTCAATTTCAGGTGAAGCGGGAGTCGTTATCTCCCATCCTTTTATTAAATCACCCGATTTGAAATAATTTATGAATGTAGCCCAGTCCGCTGCCCATCTTTCATAATCGTAAACTTTCGTTCCTACCTCGGAAACGGTCAAAAGTATTTCTTTAGTTTTCGCAACTATATTCGTGAGATTACTTACGTCAGCCATTACGCCTCCAATCTCTTAACCACTCTCGCATTTGCCTCGTCAAGAAATTTTATAACCTTTGCCTCATTCTCGTTAAAAGTTTTTTCAAACATCCCCCAACCTTTTTTTCTATCACGATAGCCCCTTCTGGATATTACTATTGCAATTTTAATAGCTCGCTGTTCAGAAAATTCACTTGCTCCGAATCTACTGTCAGCCCATTTTCTTATTGCGTCTATATTAGGAAACTTCCCAGCCGGATAACCTTTTTCAATCGCCATTGCGTATTCAGCCGGTGTTCCGATAACCCCGTGTAAATTTAGTCCCTTTCCTCTTATCTCCGAAGCAACCGAACCCCTTAAATATCCCGTAACATTCTCAGGCATTTTGGCAGATATTTTACCATGAAGAAATGCAAGGACTTTTTCAAGAGCTGTCATTATCTCATCTTCCCAAATCGGGATCGCCTTCTCTGGATTCTTTAAGTAAACCCCTTTTACTTCCATTGTTAATTCAAGAGGTTTTTCCATTCTATCTCCACTTCGCGGGATGGGTCAGGTATTCGCCACCCCATGGGAATGTAGTATCATATTCCCTTATAACCAATGCCGCCGAGGTTTCATCACGCTTCTCCATAGCTTTATCGTAAAGTGTAAATTGCTCTTTTGCCACTGCTCTGCAAATATCCGATTTCGCCCTGTACTCCACAACATCCGCGGCGATAGTCGGAGCGGAGGATTGTGTGTATTTGTTCGCCATTGCAAGCAATGTAATAGCCGCCGCCAGATGGCAGAGTGCCTGGAAGTCCGCTTCGTAGGTCGTGTTATTATCAGCATCCAGTGTATGGGGTAAAGCATAAGCAACGATGAATGTTTCCGATGAGGATGGGCTGTCCTCAGTGAATCTGATTTTTTCGGTCGTGCCATTATGATATAGTCTGAAAAGCTCCTCGTCCATCATCTGCGGTTCCTGATCGCCCGAGGGGTATTCAACGGATTCTATTTTTGAGAAACCGTCAATCCAGTCCGAGGGCTTGTCATAATCATAAGTACCATCACCGGTATAAGATTTGTATTTAATATAAGGACGGTCTTTGTCATAGATTAGTTCAACCGCATCGGTCAGCATTGCCTTCAGTTCTGTTTCCGTTGCCTCATCCACAATGATATGGGCATCATCCTGAAGGATTATTTTAATTTGAGCTACAAAGTCTTCCTGAACTTTTGCCATTAGTCATTTCCTTCATAATTAATTGTAAAGTATGTCATTGAACTACCTTGAACAACATATTGGTCTGTACCTGCTAAATGATGACCAATAACCCAAACCTTATCGTCCGCCGACAAAGAAATTAAATCTGTGACCATAGCACAAATAGGTGCAGCTTTCCCAGTCTGTACACATTTATAAGTTACAGGTGTCCCATTGACGACTAATCCAACATCATAAGTTGTATCCTTTACGCCAGGGACAAAATTTATTTTTGCTCTCACAGAATAAATCCCTGTTTTCGGAGCATAGTAAATTGAACTGGATGTGTGGTGTAGAAAATTAGAACCTTTATCAAAAGTTTCCGTTTCAAAAGTTATGATTGTCGTGGTAGTGCTTTCTATGACTTGGCTGCTTCCTGATTTGTATGCTCTTGCTGCGTAGGTATTTTTTGAATCCACATGACCATCTGAATCAGAATCATAATCAGTAGTTTTAACGATTGTCCGTTCTGTTCCGCCACTCTGTGAAGTTTCCTTAAATTTAAGTGTATCCCCAACACCATACAAAAGCAAAGAATTGGAAGTAGCTGAGGGAACAGTTCCCGTTGACAAATGAAGTTGCCCAGCAACTGAAGTCGTGCTTATTATACATAAACCCCCATCTATGCCAATGCAATCAGAAGTATTCTGATATATTTTCATAGTACCCACATAAACTGAACCACTTGAAGTATGGATATCGTGAAGATATAAATCTCCTTCTGCTGTCATTGTGGCTTTTCCTACCCCAAACCATTTAAATACTAAACTTCCTGTTCCAGTATCTATATTAAAATTAGTCTTATCGTGATGAAAACTTCCCCATTCATTTGTAAGAGAATCCCAGTCTGTTGCAGAGAAAAAATAAATTCTGGGATTAATTGAAGCGGGTAGACCGTGAGTCTTTGCCCTGTTATCTTTTGTTGTAAATATTATATTCCCTGAATGGTCTGAGCTATTAACATCTGTAAAAAACACCAATGAATGATTCGTATTATAAATATCCCATCTCCAACCAGAATCCTCGTCATTACCGACAAAGTTAGATATAGTGTCTGGGTAATTCACTCTTTCATAAAAATAAACTCTGCCATCGTGGTATGTGGGACCATCAATTTCTTGTTTTCCACATATCATTAAGTCGTTGGGGCTTGCCAAACCATGATTTGAAGTGCAAGTACTCCCTATTCTCAAATAAGAACCGATGCCTCTGAAGTAAGGGATGTTGGGAGATGTAAGAGAAACACCTATTTCTATCCCATCGTCTGATTCGCCATCTGGGTATATTTCAATCGATTGTGAACTTGTTACTGTATCAACATCGACTTCGGGGACTGTTAGCTTTCCTGTCATTGTGTCGCCTGCTTTTTCAACCAATGACCCAGTGGACTGTTGTAAATTATAGATATCAGTATCATTACTTTCAATATTGGTTTTATTAGTTCCTGTCGCCTGACCTATATTATAATCAACTGTGACTAATGCTCCCGTCGACTGCCCAATGTTATATACGTCTGTTACCAGACTTCCTGTTGCTTGTCCAATATTGTAATCGGAGGTAACTAATTCGCCTGTCGATTGCTGAAGGTTATAAATATCCGTATCGTTAGAATCGACTCGTCCTTTTAGCGTTCCAGTCGCAGATGCTACGTCTGCTTTAATAGCAAATGTGGTTGTCGATATTGATGCGATAGAATCAAAATTACTGAACTTCTCCTTTGTTAAATATCCGTCCTGCGTAGCCGTTGCGGATGGCATGCTCACTGTGAATGTCTGAGCATTAATTACTATCGGTGCATCGGCTGACATCGTCCTTCCGAATCCGCCTCCGAAACCGCTTTGTGAATATACATTCATCGGAAGCATTATCAAGAAAAGTAATATTATTATTTTTTTCATCCCATGTTCTCCTTTTCCTTTATTATATATTACCATGCCCAGAGTTTATACGCTTCACCACCAACTGCCCCTTTTAACCATATAACAGGCGATCTTAATCCTGCAAATGAGGTCCATTCCCCTGCCTCCAAATCCCCCTTATTGGTTGTACCATCAAAAGAGAAATTAATCTGTGTGGCAGCCTTATTTACAATCCTGAAATTGTTTGCATCGATATTAAGATCTATCATCTGAAAAGCTGTCGTTAATACTAAATCTGCCTGTGTTCTATAAATAAGATTTTTTGAGCCTACGGTAATGTATTTTTTACCAATCATGCGATACCTCCTTTATTTCCTTAGCGTTTTGATTTGAAAGGTGAACGACGGGTTTGTCCCGGCAATGACATAGCTTAGCCGAACATATTTGCCGAACTCTGTTATCGACTCGGGGTAGTTCCCAGCTTTTATTATCTGCCTCAGGTCAGTATGGTCGTGCCATGTGGAGTTATCGTAGGATACCTGTACCGTAATATCAAGGGTCGGATTCACACCAGAGACTGCCGTAACATTCACCAGGACAAGGCACTCCGAGGCATCCCCGAAATCATAACTGTTTGTCTGACCGCTTGAGGACCTTGCCGCTAAAGTTATAATCGGCTGTGGAATTGTTAATTTTGGATTGTACATTTCTTATTCCTCCTCGTTCGTTTTATCTTTCAACCCCATATGGTCTGCGTTACAGTCCATGCGGGGTTGGGCGGTGTCACCACCGCCACAACCCTTATTTCTTTAGTCCCTAAATTAGGAACCTGCTACTGTGTTTCTGTAGAAACCCCTGAAGTCCAGTAGAACTACCAGCCAGATATGCCTTATCTTGTAGATTATCTGGTCGTTCGTAAACATCGAACCTACATTCGGCATATCCTGCACAAACAACTCCGGCTCCTCTTTGCCCTGATAGAAACCCACACCAAACATCGGTACCTTTTTGGGGTCAGCACCAACCATCCAGTTGTTGGTATCTGTCCAGTTCGGTATCACTATCGTCTCAAGACCATAGGTTGAGTGAATGTTAGGCGTTGTTGCGGTTTCGAGCGCGGAAACCGCCACAGCGGAATGGGTCAGCTTGTAGGCAGGATCTTCCAACTCATTAGGCACCATGATGTATTTTGGCTTATTTGCCATTCCGAGAGTTCTTGCAGTATTCCCATAAGCTGTTTGACTCATCATCGCTGTCTTCGCGGCAGTTAAACCAGCATCAGACAAAGCGACTGCCCCGAGGTTGCTGTGGTTGATATGGAACAAAACCACCCCATCGTAAGTCGTAGCAACATTAGCAGTTAATGTTCCAAACACCGCATCGTAGAGGGTCTGTGCAGCCGAAAGACCGAGCGCCGGTGGGATTTTCTTGATTAGCCTAACATCGTCGTTTGCTAATGTTTCAAGAGTTATACTTTCAGTCCCACCTCTCTTTGCCAAAGCCGCCGTATTCTCATCGTCACCCGGTGAGGTCAGTGGATCATAAGGGCCTGACTGTGCAACCACCGGTAGATTGGTGTATCCGCCGAACAGGGTGAATCGCTGAGTCCTGAAATCGTTGATCGGCAGAATTTCGGAAACAATTTTCCTCCAGTCGTTAAGCTCGGGTGTCTTGTAGTCCATTATCATCCTTCTGGTAACGGAGTCGCCCAGTATCTGTGCGAAAGTCGTTGTGGTTATTGCTTCCGCTAATCTACCGTTCGATTTCTTGGTATAACCAAAACACGCTGCAAGCATATCGCTGGCGTCACAAACAGGATCGCCTGTAATTACCCTATATGCTTCCTTGAAGGTCTTGAACCGGGGTACCGTTGGCTTTCCCTCACTGGGAGCACGGTCCCAACCATCGAAAAAGCCATCCATGGCCAGTTGATGATTGTCCCTCTCCTCCTGTCCAAGTTCAATCGTAGCACCGGGAAGCACCATCTTGCTTTCAGTGAGTTTCCCCATGATGTCGTCCTGTTCCTTGATAGCCTTGTCAATATCCTCAACCTTGAAGATTCTATCGACGAACCTTTTCCTGATGGACTCCTTCATGGGTTCGGGAAGTTTGGACTCTAAGAGCTTCTCCTTAAGGATTACACCGCAGTTTCTCTCCTGAGTTTCCTCCTCAATTTTCTTGATGTTGTCCAGTGACGCTTTAGACTCCTTAACTCTTGCTTCAGCTTCCTTGGTTTCCTTCTCCTTCTTTTCCCTTTCTTTCTTTTCCCTCGCTTCTTTCTGCTCTTTCGTTTCATCCCCAGCTCCGTACTTTTCACCATAGCCCTTTATTTTCTTCAGGAGCTTTATGGCGTCAGCTTTCTTGTCGCCTTCGACAAAAGCGATGATTTTATCAATCATCTGGCTGAGTGCCTCCTGGGCTTTCTCACCGAAAGTTTCCTTAAAAACCTCTTCCTTAAAGTCCTCAATGGAAGCCTCGAGTACCGAGTACTCCTGGTCTTCCGTGAGTTTAGCGGGGTCAAGCCCCTCAACTATATCGGGAGAGGTTTTCTTCAACATCTCTACCAATCTTTTAAATAGATCCTTCATTTCCGTTCCTCCTTGATAGCTCGCTACGAGCCTTTGAAATTTCCCGCCTGCTGCGGGAGTCGTGACAACTGTTATCTCGTCAATCACTCCAATCTTATCAACTTTTATACGACCATCGGCAAGTTGATGCTCCACACCGCCGCCGTCTAAGGAAAGACCAAGAAGATTTTTCTTGCCATGCTCCCACGCATCCCTGAGCATTTTTCTCAACCACTTTGCCGACTCAAGAATATGGAGCTTCCCAAGTACTCCCTCCTTCATCTTTCCACTGCCGTCTTTAAACTCTCCGTACCTGACGTCCGTGAAGAACCCGACGAGGTTCTTCGTAAAACTTTTCTTAAAGGAATCCCTGACCGCATCCGGCAGATGGTTATAAAACCTGCTACCGAACTCGTAAGCAAAGCACTTGGCACTCTCAAAGAGACCTAACGCATCTTTCAGAACGTCCTCGGAATAGTCCTTCTTGTTCAGGCTCTCGCCCTTCTCAACAATGACCACATCCCAGTCTTTGCCTTCCTTATCCAGCGATTCCTTCAACGTGCATTTGACAATATCATCTCGATATTGCCGTTTATTCAAAATTTTCATAGTTAGCTCCCCTTCGTCTTGGGCAGTACGCCTTTCTTAAATACCGCTATCTCAGCACCCGGGCTTACTCGTTTCATTATCCAATATCCCTTTAACTCCTTACCCTCGAACTTAAACGATGCGAACTCTTCTGTGTCCTCAATCCAGTTGACTGTTCCTGAGTCTATTATCTCCATGAATGCCGGCAGAACCTTATTCGGGTTGCCCTGCTCCTCCCCACGTTCTTGGATGTCCCTGTAAATGTTGTTCCGGGGGTCGAGCCATACCCGATCGCCTGTCTTAAATAACTTCGCAAGGGTCGGCTTTGTTTCGAGCTTTTCACCCTTGTCATCCTCTACTATAAAGTTATCGTCTACTTTTGAAATTATTTTTACTTTTTTATATGTCCAGTCAACGGATTCGCCCTTCTTCGGGGCGATTGAACCTTCCCATGTCATCCACTCTTTGAACGACTTTCCCGACGGTGTGGGGCAGTCGCATTTTTTCCTTGTGGCTGTAGTTACCTCAACTACCAAAGGATTTTTTTCTATATTCCATTCATCGATAAAATCTTTGCCTGTATCAATTAATAAGTCATAGTGCTCAACAGGCACGCCTCTCACTACAATGGGTCCCCGCCACCAGTGTCTGCGTAATAAATATCTTCCCACCGCTTCCTTTAATTTCCTTGCTTTTATTTCTTCCCTATCTACAAGGTCGTTAAATGCCTCATCCATCATCTTTATTTTTTCACCCCTGCTTAGTTTCTTTTCCCACCACCTCAATTCAGGCTTGACTTTCTTTTCCCATTCCGGGGGAAGCCCAGACTCCCCATCGGGCGGGGCGTAATCCTTCTTCTGTCTCCCCCGTTTTGATAATAGATAGGGCTGCTGATCCTCGAGGTTTGTCCAGCACTGCCATATCATTTTCTCTTTTGGTATCTTCTCCCATTCCTTGCCCACGGGGATAAGGCGCTCAACCATTCGTCCCTTGAAGTGCTTCATGTCAAGGAAGAACTCTTTGAAAAATGGCTTCATCACTCCCGGATACGCCATGCCATCATCCATTGTGATAAATACCCCAGGCTCAAATTTCGTCGCCCCGACTGATTCAGGCTCAAGGACGACCTCGCGGACATTCAACCATTCCAACGGTTGTTTCTCCTTTTGAACCATGACTACCTTTTTATTCGGGTCCATGTCGGGAGTGAACTTTCCTTTCTCCAATAAAACCTTATTCCATTTCCTGCCCTTTTCAAGAGTATCTACTTCCTCGGTTATCTGATCTTTGTGGGCGTTCATTAAAGTCTCACCCTCTAAAAATCCATTCTGCTTTCTTCTGAAGTCAGCATGAACAGAGCGCCCGCGAAAATGATTGAGCATAACTGCATAGTTCTTGGGATAATCCTTCGGGTTCTTCTTAAACAGTTCCTTCAGTTCCACAGGAATCTCAATGGGCGGGGGTGGCACATTACGAGCGACCTTCAACAGGAACAGAGTCTCTTCCGGGCTGAGTCCTTGCGATTCTGTCATTGACACGAACTCCTCGGTAGACATAAAGTCTATATCTTCGTATCTTACAACCGACTCATAAATTATCCCCCCATCTTCCATCACGTGTTTTATCTGAAGAACTCGTTCCTTCCGTGCCTTCTCCACAACATCCTCGACTTTATCGGGCTGAGTCGGAACTTTCATCTCAACGTTCTCGAGAGGTATGAATCTCGGAGCCCATGCCGATACGGAATAAGTATCAGTCTTTTTATCATGGATATAGTTGAACGTCTCGAACTCTATCGCTATGATGTCACCTCTCTCTTTCTTCTTGTCCGTGCTAAAGCTCTTTCCGGTTTCGAGCCAGTTCTTACCTTTGACCTCTGTGAGGTCTCCGGGCTTGACTGGAAGCCTTCCCGGGTCCAGTCCGTAACGGTAATTGAACGTGGTTGGAACTTTGGTCGGGATTCTCTCAAGGACTATCCCGAACAGGACGGCGTTGTTATGAAACTTAATCCACGCATCCCGGGCGTTACCGTCAAGGTAATATCTGTCCTCGCTCTTTTTTAAAACGTTGCCTTCCGAAGCGACAAGCTTTCTGACTTTTTCTGTATGCTCCCGCAGTTCTTTTTTATTAGTTGATGTGAGATTAGGAACGAGGTTAAGCCTGAATTTCATATTCGGCTTTTCCCATGTCGATTGTTTTATTCCTAATTCTTTTAAAGTCTTCTGTCTTACAAGTTCATCCTCTTTGTGCAGTGCCTTACCCTCGTAGTAAAGGCAGGTGAATAGATTGGAAATCATCTGGCTATCATCTGGCGGGGTCTTTGCGTGCACATACCCTGCTGAAGCTTCTCTCGGCTGATGCCTACCTTGAATCCAACGCTCGAGTTCCGCTCCAGCTATAAATGATTTTTTTACCTCCTTTATTTCTTCAACCGTTTTTGGTAATCTTTCAGTTATGATTTCACCATCTTCGGAGAATATCATAACCTTGCCTTTTCCATCCGAATGAATTTCTATCGCCATACCGTCATATTTTTTTGAATTAAAAACGGGGTAATCATCTTCATCGATAAGATTCAAAAAACTATCTATGGTCATTCTCTGGTTCGGCTTCGCACCCTTGGTCGGCTTCTGCATAAGGAAGAATCTGAACAGTTTAATATCATCCTCATCCGCCGACTGCTTCGCCTGTTTCCTGAGCTCGGGCCCGGCTGCCCTTGGGACCTGCTCCTCAATACTCTGATAAAATCTTTTCTTAAATCCTTCGTCATCGACTTCGTGAACAGATGTCTCCTTCTTCGGGACAAGGACGAGGTCGTATAATCCCATCCACCGCCAATTCGGGCCCGTGGCTTCTGCGATAAGATGTGCCGGTTCGCCATATATATCCTGCGATATTCTTTCAAGCTTCATCACGAGGGAGGTCGGAAGTTCCTTTGACCTCACAACCCAGTCGGCATCCTCGGGCTTACGTTTTTCCGCGAACATCTTCGAGCCGGTCTGTGTCACAAAGTTCTCAATCCACAGGACCGGTCCGACTTCCTGAATCTTCTTCATTATCTTCTGGGCCCGCCTGTCAATCTTCTCGCTTTCGGTCAGATCGGACTTCACTATTTTATCAAGCTCATTGACTTTAAAGTTTATGCTCCTCTTTGTAAGTTCCGAAATCATCAGGGCATCCGCATTTATTACAAGCTCATCGTTCTTTCTACTGCCCCTGCCAACCCATAGATCAAATAACTTATCGTGCATTTTGATTAACTGTTCCTCGCTTGCTTTCATGTATATCTGGGGAGTCCATTCGTCGGGCTTGAAGTCTATTTGTTCATAAAGATGGACTTTCCTTAACAGGAAATTTGATATTAGTAATTCTTTCCTTGATACATCAATCCATGGATGTTCTCCGATTTTGTTACCTGCCTTTATGGTCATAAAATTGAAACCTGAAAATTCTGATTTTATTTTCTCATTATCTGGTAATGATAGAATAAATAATCCCGAATATTTTTTCAGTGCTGATGATAATTCCGATATGTCAATCTGTTTATCTTCAAAATTAGATGAGTCGGGATAGGGCGGATCGAGATAGGCAAAAGATTCTTTCGAATCATATTTGCTTAGAATATCTTTATAATCTTTTGAGTATATCTCTGCACTTCTTAATCTCTCTTTTAGTTTTGGTAAGTTTTCAATTCCCTTCCATTCTTGATTTATTCTTAATGGATTGGCTTTATCACCACGACTGGAAAATGAACCCCAACGAGTAAAAATAAATTTATGAAATTTTTCTTCCATTGTCTGGGGATTGCTTGCTTTAACTTTTTCAAAAGAATCTTTTGTTAATTTCCAATCCATATTTTTTAATGCCTCCACGTCGGATTGGTTTGAATTTTTTATAAACTTATATGCAGAAATTATCCCCGAATCAATATCATTTATAACTTCAATTTTACTCGGTTTCTTTGAGAAGAAAACAGCTCCCCCGCCCACAAAGGGCTCGACGTAAATTTTATGTTCGGGAATAAAAGACACAATTTGTTTAGATAAAAATTTTTCCCCTCCCGGTGACCCGAACGCAGGACGGATACCTTCTTTGAAGTTTCCCTCGTCCGCATTCCAGATATTCGGGTTTGTGTTATCCTTAAAATTCTTGCTCGCTTCGCTCTCCTTTATTTCTTTAACGGAATTGACCTCGCCCTTCCCGTCCCCCTCAAAAGCCCATGTCTTAAAACAGTCCTCGCAGAAAAACGCGTGAGCCATGCCCTCAGCCCATAAGACCTCATACACCGGGGGCTTTGAACATTCCATGCACTGGTCTCTTCTATGCCTCGCCTCGGCTATACGTTTCAGTTTGGTATCAAAGAAAATCTGGACATCCTTTGGGACACTCACGGGTACTGGTTCCTTGAAGCCGATGAAATCTTTTATTGGGTAAAAGAAAAACGACTCCTTATTCTTCCACCAGCTTATTCGTTCCTGCTCGCTTATTTGGTGTTTATTTAAAAGTTTCTCAAATTCATCAAGTCCGATTTCCTTCGGCGAGTTAAGTCTTATAAACCCGTAAGCCTTCTTGCCGGAAGTCAGTAAGTAGAAGTTCCCCGTTATGAATTTCTTTAGCTTAATAATCCCTTTCTTCGTGCCCTCGGCAACCAGTTGACCGTGGGGCAGTGTAAGGTAAAGTCCTTTATCTACTATTCGTCTGAAGCCCTCAAGGTAAAGCTCTCTTGGAGTTTCCTTCCACTTGTTTGAATGGAATTTTATCTTTCCGCGCCTTATCATTTCGGACAGGTTCTTAACCAGAGCGTCAAGGATTTGTTTTTTAGTATGCACGAACTCGCCCTTCTCTTTGAGCGTAGTCCACCAAGCTCCCAAAATCCTCCAGTCGTCGGCTAACTGCATATCCGTTGACTTCGTGGGGTCAAAGGTTTTAATGTCTTTTATTTCTTTTAATCTCATCTTCTCTCATACCTCAACTTTTTTGCAAGTGGTGGTCTCAAACTTAAAACAATTATATTATCGTCAATATATTTGACCTTCTCTACATACTTCCGCTTGATCTTATGGAAGTCGCAGGCTTCCTGTATTATGTCCTTACCCATCCGGGGAATGGCTTCGTCAATCCTTTCCGTCCCCTGATCAAATAACGGCTTGATTCTTTTTAGGTCTGCCCTCGGTTTTATTCTCATTCTAACTCCTCAAGATAAGGACCATGCGTACAATTACAGTTTGCGACCTCCTCAACTGGCAACCTCGGGTCTTTCGGCTCCATGGCTTTGTGCCCACCCACAATAAAAAAATCCTTTACATCAACAACTTGTCCATTTGCTGCAGCATGGGACGGTCTCGGATTAATCCCTGTAAACCACTGCTTCTTCAATCCCGGCACTCGCTCTTTCGCCTGCTCCATCCTCAGTTGTGTAGCGATAGATTGTGCCCTTCCTATTTCAGTCCGGGCTATCCTCATCGCCCTTCCGGTCACACCCTTCCTCTTCGCTATGCCCAGAACAGAATCGACTTCCTTCGCCGCCTGGTATACGTTCTTTTCGCCAGCGACCGCCAGGGATACGACACTGTTTATGCGTGTCCTCATGCCCTGAGTGATCCCAGTTATAAGGTCGGCCGAAAAACCTTGTAAAGTTATGAGTTGGGTTTCTGTCAAAAGAGGCATCGCCGCACTGACCTCCGCAGCAGCCAGTGGATTATCAATCATCTGAACCCCCATCTCCCATGCTCCTGCCTGATTGCCTGTCACCATTGCGTTCATCCTTGTCTCGAACCTCCCGATGACTCTTGTTATCTCGTCCCTTATGCCCCGTAAATGCTCCGCCTTAAAGCCCTCGGCTCCTATCATCGCGGTTCTTATGTCCCGCCTGAGCTCCCGCATAAACCGGACTGTCTCGTTCGCGGAGCGTCTGTCAAGTATCGTAAGCCGTCCCCTCGTCCGCTCAATCTCCCGTGTCATCCTCCGGCGCCTCGCTGCCAGGCTTACCATCCTCATCCTCCATCTTCTTCTTTAATTCGTCCTGCTTTTCTTTTGAGTAGTCCTTATCCGTTCTCTCCCCGGATACGTCAAGTTCAAACCCGGTCTGACCCGCCACGTGGGCAAAGAACTCCCTCGCCTGTTTATCCGTGACCCAGTCGTTATCAAGTGCCACCTGTAAGGAAGTTGCGATCTGGGTCATGGCTGTTGCTATCTGCGAGAAGTCACGCTCAGCCAGGGGCTGCATGTGAATTGTGAATTTCCTGTTGAGCGGCTTTTCTTTTGTGTCTTTTAGAGTACCGTGAATAATCGCCTGGTCAATCACAAAGTTGAATATGAATTTAAGGATATATTTGAAGTAAAACTGACGGGATTTGAAATGTTTATAAGAAGGACCTCCCATCTCCATCGCTGTCGCACGGGTTGTTTTCTCGCCCTCCCCTATCCAGTGAGGTGGTATACCATAACCCGAGGCAATGTGATTTTTAATGAGCCTTGCATGAGTGCTCATGTCAGATGATTCGAGCTTAGGTGTTTCGGCTTTCCACTCTATGTTCTCATTGTGATACCTAATAGACCCGGGCTTAGGGACTTTGAGCCCGTGTTTCTTCACCCATTCCCTAATCCTTTTATCGCTCCATCCCTTGAACGTTACATCCCAAATGAAGACCGAAAGTAATTTTGCCCTCTCGGCTATGTTGAATAAAAACCGCTCATGAACATCTATCCAGTCCGCCAGGGGCAGCAGATCCGACCTCCCCCGGGTGCCGTTTGATACCCTGTTCACTGAGAAAAAGAATATCTCCCCGACCAGTCTTCCGTAAGTCTTGGAGTTCATGTCCCGGTCAAAGTCGATTATTCTGAATAAGTCCTTCTGGGCTCCCGGATGATCTTTAGAACCAGTGACGGGTTTAAGGGATTGGTTAGTCCTGACTGCCATTAACTGCATGGGGTTCATTGGATTCCTCGTGACTTCCTTCACGAAGGTGGGATCGATATAACCCAGCTTTACGGCACCGGTATAGTTGTTTACCCACACTGGGTAGAACTGTTCCCCGAAAAGCGAGAGTTCGGTCGCCTTCATGTACTGTGACATTTCCCAGTTGTTTATGGGGTCATACCAGAACTCGTCAAGGACAGTCTTGACATCCTTATCCTCAGCTTCGTACTTTATCCCCTCGCCGATAACGAAGTCCTTGTGCATCTCTATGAGTCTCTTGCCCATCGGCGTAGCTTCGTATAAGTGCATGACTATGTCCTGCATACGTCTCTGGGTCAGGGGCAACAGGTCCCGGGCTTTCTGGGTATCGGTCAGGGGTCTATATAAGTAATCATCTTTATCTATCTGCCCCATCTCCGGGATATTGGAAAACTCCATCAACCTGCTCATTACGCTGCCCACGACTTTCTTCACGGATTCTTTTATTTTCATTTTAAACTCCTAAAATATTAATCCCCGCCTTCCGCCCTCGGGAACATCTTCTCTGGAACTACTATCCTCCCCGACCTCGATCAGGGTCACATCCCCACCCTCTGACTGTATGTCGTTTATTGCGTGCGACACCGCGCCTGCCACTGCATCGGAAATATCCTTGCTCCCTTTGGCTGGTTTTTCGATTTTCTTGCCATTCAACAGATCCAACCCTTTAAGTTCCCTGTCCAGGACTCTATTGGGATAGGTCCTGATAATCTCCCGGTAAAGCCCTTCAATCTTAAAGGCGTCATATTGACTTTTCTGGACCGACATGAACTCGACATTCACTCCTCTTTTCGTGATATACTGCGCGAGTGATGCCGCAATGTAAGAGTCGAACGAGACCTTATTCATATTAGGGAATCTGTCCAGGATGAGTCCAATCAGGACCTTGAGTTCCTCAAAGTCTATCTCGCTATTGCCCTTGGCAACGACTCCGTAGGCAAGCGGGACACTGATTATTCCACCCTTCTTACCGGCAATCGCCATGCCGAACGAGCAGTTATTTACGGCTGGGTCGAGATGCATGAAGTAATTGACATCCTCCTCGCCATGGAACGAGTCCTTGAGCGTGCCCTCATCACTAAACGGGTTGACGAGCCCGGCTTTCCTGCCCGCGACAAACATCTTCTTGATCTTGAGCCTGTCCCGGATATATTTCTCAATAGCCTTGGCCGGCTGGCAGCCGAAGTCCCGCCAGAAGTCCTCCGGGGACTTCTTCAGCTCGTTCTGCAGGTACTGGCAATCAAACGGCAGGTTCGGGTTGATTTCCCAGGTAGCAAGCCAGAAGCCCAGCATACTCGGGATCTCCTTACTCAGGTCGAAAAGCTCGCATATCATGTCCTCCTCATGGATGACTGAGGACAAAGACGCTATCCTCGCGTCGTCCCGGAAGGGCGCCGTCGACCGGGTCAGTGAGGTATAAACCGTCTTGCCCGAGCTCCGGCCGGTCTTCTTCTCGGTGAACCGCGCCAGTTCGTCAAACAATACAAGCTTCGCTGTCCTCCCCACAATCGAGGCCGAGTTGGAATGACCCGAGAGCATCTTCGTGTGCGTGTGCGGAAATTCGAAGGTGTACTGCCCCGACTTGAAATCCCTCTGCGAGTAAAACTTCGAGTTCTTTATCCGCGCCTCGGTCGAGGCAAAGACCGTATCCTTCGCCTGCTCCTTGTCCGTGGCCACGTTGATGATGTAGATCTCCTTCCCCTTCGGCAGGCCATAGTGTGCCTGGGGATCGCCCAGAAGATAAAGCTTCCACTCCTCCACACAGGACATCGCCGAGATAAGCTCGGTCTTACCCCCCTTCATCCCGCACTTCAGCACAAGCTCGCTATACTTCTGCCCCGGCTTCCATGTGGTCTTCCCCTCCGCGACAAGCCTGTCCATCATCCCTCGCTCGGCCTCATCAAAGGGCAGACCATAAAATGCTTTAATGATTAACCTCTGCATCGGGAACATCGGAAAGCCCAGCCCCTCCGCACTCTCAATGAACTCCACCTCGCTCATCCCCCGACAAAGCCCCTTCGGCTCTTCCTTGAGGCCTATCTGCTTATAGTACGCCACTGTCCGCTTTGAGAGTTTGAACCTCTCGGCAGCCTCCTGCTCCGTGCGACCCATACGGCAGTACTGCTGAACCTCGGCGATCAGCTTCTCGCGGTTCACTCGGTACTGTGTTTTCCTCTTAGTTTCCATAATTTGCACTCTCGCCTATTTAACCGTTAGGGATTAACTGCATTTTCGATATAGGGGGTGCGACATGCGTTTTGGGAATATTTTTTTCCTAACTTTTGATTTCAAATCCTCGTCGACAAACTCCTGAAACCGTCATTATCTCCCGCCTTGGAACGTCATTCCATTTCCTGTCGACGATAAAGTTTACAAAGTATACACTGCGTCTTATAACGTTGATTATGTTGTCATCTCTTTTTTGCCCTTATTAATAACATTATTAATAAAATAAATATTCGTTAACTAAATTAAAAATTTCCCTCCACCCCTCTTTAGAATATAATAAAGTACATAACGTAGTAAGCAAGTAAGGGCTTTATTAAATATATTATTAACATTACTTTGGTAACTATAAGAACAATTTAAAAAAAATAATAAGCAAGTATAATTACTACCTACATAAGAACCTTCGTAATGAATTATTAAAGACTTTAATGTCAATCCGTTATTGTCGTTACAAAACATTTTTTAGATGACTCCGGTTCAGGCTATGATTAATAAAAAAATAAAGACTATCGAAAGGCGGGGGGAGAGGATGGTCTTCAGGGTCCGCAGGGCTTGTTTGAAGAGCTGGCATATCCTTGACTCGCAGACACCCACGTTCCTCCCGGTTTCCTTTAGGGAGAAACCCTCGAGCCCATGGAGCCTCACTATCCTCGCCGTCCTTTCCGGGAGCTGCTCTATCGCCCTTTGGAGTAGACCCGCCCTTTCATTCTCCACGGCCTTTACAAAGCCTCCTTCCTCCTGCCCTCTTATGTGGGGGATATGCTTTGCTGTCTGCGCAGGGCCCAGGACTCGCTCCGGGAAGTGCTCTGAGAGCTTATACGCTATGTCCATGAGCTTTAGTCTCTTCCTCCCTTTTTCCTTCCCTTCCCCCAGAAGCTTCAGTTCCTCCTTCAGGTACCTGCTTATCTGGTCAAAGTCCCTCAGGCCATCAAGGACCGCCCCCCTTATCCTCGCGCAGGCAAAGGTCGGGAACTTGAAGCCCTTTCCGGGGTCATACCTCTCTATCGCCTGGAGGAGCCCTATAAGCCCCCATCCCCTCAGGTCCGCGGGTTCCATGAGCCTGTTGGCCCTCAGGTGCCACATCTTGTGCCTTGATATGGTAAAGTTGATCAGGGGCGTATACATGCCCAGTAGGGCGTCCCTATGCCTCATCTCGCCCTTTTCCTTGTACCTCTGCCACAGCTGGGCCTCTGATAGGGGCTTGCGCCCTCTTTTCTTTTCAGGCTGGCTCATTCTTAGTCCTTTGTTGGCATGTAATCCTTACATTGTGGTATTATCCCGCACACCTTCTTATGAAGACAACTGTTGCACTGCCCCTGCCTGAACGGCTCTTTCCCTGTCGTTATCTTTACTTCCTTGCTTATCTCCTTCTTTTCCTTTGGCGGTCTTCCTACCCTCGCCTTTGGTTTACTTGCTCTTTGTTTCCGCCTGTGCTTCCCTCGCCATTTCGTATTGTAATGTTTCAAGCAATGTCCTTTAGTAATCGCTATCTCTTCACATTCTGGTTCCTTGCATATCTTCTTTTTCTTCTCTGCCATTGGCTCCTCCTCTTTCGGCTCTTCCTCGTTTGGTTTTACATCCACCACCCTTTCCCCGCTATCTATCATGGGTTTATCCTCGCTTGTGAACTTCAGCTGACACTCGCTGCAGTAATAATACTTCTCTCCCGGGATCCTGAAAGCCTTGTGCCCCTCACTACACAGAACATATTCCCTGTCCATCCACTCCTCCCTTTGCCGGCTGAATATACCCCATCCTCTCGAGCTCTTCTGTCTCCTTTATGATTGTTATTACATCCATGTTTAGGGTCTCCATCATGTCCAGGTAGTCAATCTCTTCCTTTGCCTTCAGGAGTATGAGAATCCTTTGTTGATTAGTGTTGAGTTTCATTTCTCTCTTCTATGGAACATTTCTTACAAAGATTAAGATATGTTTGCTTGTCATTTACTAAGCATTTATATTTTTTTACCCGTCTCCTTTTTTTCCCACAACATTCACATACTCCTATCATGTTATTCCCCTTTCTCTTTAGACATAAAAAAACCCTGACCAGTCCGTTCTTGGACTAATCAGGGTTCTTGTTATCGAATGTCCTGAGTCAACTATTATACTTTACTCGTTAATCCCTCCGTTATCTTGTGTCTTTTGAACTCCTCTATAATAAGGGGTATGCCGTCCTTCCAGTCTATGGTGGTCTTGCCGGTGAAGCTACTCTCGGCAAGTTTGTCTATGAGTTTATGGAGTATTTCTTTCTTACTCATTAGGTTATTTTCAATTCCTTCATTTCATTATAGTTCGGGATGGGCTCGATTTCCCCATTCTTTATTTTTTCAAATACCTCGGCAGTATTGCAATCACCCGCTTGAGACAGACACCATGACGGTACGAAACCATATCGGAACAACTCTTTATATATCTCCCTCGCCTTCTTGATTTCGTTCTTTATCCTTTGAATATCGCAACCGTAAAAAGGATTCTTAGTTAAGAAACCTTTCCCGTTCTGGTAACCCTTAATGCCTGACATTATCTCAAACTGGAGCCGTTTTATTTTTCTTATTTTTTTCATTCTATTTTTCTTCCTGCAACATCTTCACCTCTCGCACGGTTCTGGTTCCTAGTCCATCTATACGAACAAGGTCATCATCCACGAGACTGAAATCTTTCCATTTGTTTTTAAGGCGTCGCTCATCATCTTTCGTGAACTTCTTTATAATACCATTGCTACCTGATATTTTTATTTTAATGCTCATTCCTCTCGTTCCCTACGACTTGCCTCATATTGATTTCCTCTTATTAACGAACTCTCCATGCGGACTCTCTTGTCCTGCTCTGTAAACCAATTATATAAACGATTACGATACTTCAGCTCTTTATATGTATCACGAATTGTCTTTATTATGGCGAGTATGAAACAGATTATCCTCATTTTTTCAACCCTGTTGTTATAACAAACCATCCATCTGTCCTGACAACCACCTTACCGAATACACTGGCTGGATGCTTAATCACATCAGATACTTTAACGCCCTGGGCTATCTCTCTCGCGTCTATTGGTCTGGCGGATGGTATGACATGTCTGAAATTAGATTTTTTCATTTTATCTCTATTACTCTATATGTTCCCCGTTTTGTTGTCCTTCTTAGCTTAACCCTCTGGATGCCATTTATACCATGTATCTGATATGTCGCCCTATTAAGCGCTCTCCAATCCCTGAATAATGTTCTAATTGATTTTATGAAAAGAGATATATTTTTGAATAATCTCATTACTTTAATAGAGTTTCAACTCTTCTATTCCTTGCCCACGCCTTTTCATAATGCCGGATATCAACCGGGCTTTCCTCTCCCCAGCTGACCGTCCTGATCCTTGAGGCGTCAACTCCCCGGGCAATGTAGTACTTCCTCACCCCCTCTGCCCTTCTTTCCCCGAGGGCTATGTTATACTCCTCAGTACCCCGCTCGTCGCAATGTCCCTCAATGCTCACTAACATATTATTATCCTTGAGGCTCTGTGCATTCATGTCAAGGACTTTCTTTGAGTCGTTCCTTACGAAAGATTTATCAAAGTCAAAGTATACCGCTTCAGGGCTCTCATAAACCCTTAGTCACCTTTTCCCTGCCCCTGACCTCTGCCGACTCCTCTTTTGTTTTCGTTATCTCAATCACAAAAGATTTGCTTTTCTTGCAACTCATTGTCATCATCAATAAAAACAAAACCATCAACATCATTTTCCTTATCATCTTTTTATCCTCCTGTTTTGGTTGGGCGGTCAGGACTCTCACCTGAATATTTGGGGGTGACCCGCCGTTTTATCTTAAACTACCCCCCAGTATTTTATGGACTATTTTTCTTATGCCACCTGACCATCGTCCCATCTAGCTTAAAGAACGCCCTTGCGTTACCCTCGTCTGTCTCAAGCCATCCGAGCCAGCCTGTCTTCTGTGGTCGCTTGTAGAGTTTAAGTTTCATGACCTCTCCTCCTTAATTCCCCCTTTGTTTTTTGATTCAAGAATCCTCCCAAACATATCCCTTTGGCATAAGGAGCTGAGTTTGACACTTCCTCAAAACCTCCCGGATACTTGGATTTAAAATGGAACTCTGTTCGCTCTGAATTTTTACTTCTAGATAGAAATTCCATCTTTCCATGAACCCAGAGTATAAATAAAGGCATGCCTATTAAGAGAACGACTCCTGCTACTGAAGCAATAATATATCTAATGGTCATTTTTCTTTTTCTCCTCCTCTTTTCTTTTCTCGTAGTTCTGCACGAAGTCGATTAGTTTCTTTTTGGTTTCGTTTTGCTCGTCGGTAAGTAAGTCATTAGGTGTGTTCACGAATGAATAATACCTCATGTGTACTTCTTCGTTGGTTCTCGGTTGGTCAGCGGGTATTCCCATTATCTTGAGGACTTCCTTGCAGATTTTATTTCCGAATATCAACCTCGCCTCCTATCTGAATAACTGTTGCCCCATTGATATGCCAGTAACCAACCATATAAGAGAAAATAAAATTAAGTCTATTATAGAAACTCGTATTTTTTTCATCCCCACCTCCTAATTTTCGTAGTTGCTGAACTTCAACGGGTAGTTAATTGTTCTTCCCCTGGCGATATATCTTTGAGGCATGTCTTTTGTTTTGTCAGTTATAAAAGAAAAATCCCGGCGAGTAATAAGGAATACCCCAGGAGCTAATCTAAATATTTTGATGTTAGTTTTTCGTGCCATAGTTATATTATAATACACATTCCATCATTTGTCAATGATTATTTTTCATTAACTTCTTTCCTCTTTTTTTCGCTTGCTTTATTAAGCGGTAACACCTCGGGATCCTTGTGGGTAAATATTATCTTGTTTCCCTTGATGATTTTTATTTCTTTCACACCATAAAGGAACTTCGTCTCCTCGTTTGCTCCGTCATCTTTTCGTGTCCATTTTATTTCCAGGTTCATCTACAGTGCTCCCGTTCCAGCAAGTTGCAGGGATCGGATATGTTCTACCCCATTAAATATCCTTATCCCAATCCCACGATATCTCCACCAGCTGAATTGATCCCATTTCTTTTGTTCAGAGTCACTCGAAAGTGGCAATGGTTTTTTTTCGTCCGACCAACCAGGACTATAATGGTTATACTCCCATTTTTTCTTTTTCTTATTCCACCGCTCCCAGATGATGACCCTCCTGATTGTTATTAGTTTCATTTCAAGTCCCACACTCTATCCTTCTTAATCTACCCCGCCGCCTACAAGACGGCGGGGCGTTATCCACCTATCTATTCGATAAATAAACCGTGCTTACTATCGGCATCACCTCCCCTCACTCCGGCAATAGAGTGCTAAGAGATTGCCGGCTTATTCACTACTGTCAGAACTACCCTCGTTGTCTTCTTTTTCCTTCGCTTCTGCTTTTGCTTCGGCTTCTCTGGTTGCCGCCCCTGCATCCTCTTCTTTCTTTTCCTCTCCTGCCTTTTCCGATTCCTCGGACCCGGGCTGAGTTGTTTCGGGCAGTGGTTTAGCTACCGTACCCTCATCAACTGGCTTATTTTCCGCCTTCTCTTCCTCTGTCTCTGCCACAGGGGAACCCAGGATCCCCCATAACCTCGTCTTTACAGCTGTAAGCATATCCTGATTTATCGTGTTCTCTGGAACTTCCTTGGCTTCCTTATACCTTGCGATACATTCTGGGCATACATCATCACATCCCTGCATTACATTCTCACCTATCCTTACAGATGTTTCTAACTTTTGCCAACCACCAATATCCTCCCCCTCAGCTGAAATCTTTTTGCAGATTCTACATTCCATCTTAATCACCTCCCCTGTTGTTTATTTTTACCAGTGTCCTTTTCTGCTTGTTCCCTTTGCTTCCTTAAATCCTCGTTTATTTTCTTGAACCTCTCTGTCCGTCTTTCTATCGCGCCCACATGTAACCGGTTAAGCAGTAAACAAAGCATCCATGCTCCCGCCACCCATCCCCAGTGCAGACCTATCCTGATCCAGATTATTGAGGTCATTACGCAACAAGTATAAAAACCCAGTAATTCTCCCAACTTTAGCATATATCCTCCTTTTTAAAGGCTGGCCGGGGCAGGAGAGGAGACTCCCCTGCCCGCTGTAATGGCTATGTACCAGCCCTTATTCATCTTTTTTGAGTTCATAATATGAAGTCATTACCTTTGTGATATGTTCGTATGTTCCGTCCGGGATGTTCTTTCCCTTTACTTTGCTAGCTCCGCAGTTATAAGCCATCAACGCCTTAATTATGTTGCCGTCAAACATGTCTATCAGGTCCTCTAAGTGCCCGCTACCTATATTTATGCTGAAGAACGGCTTCCTCAGGAGCCGTCTCATTTTCTTATTCGTTATGAGCCCGGAGGAGATGTATTTGGCTGTTTTAACCTTCATCTGCCATAGACCGATCTCCCCGTGCTTACCCTCGGCCCCGAGTATAAAACCGCTTTCCACCCGTGCTATCGCAAGATAAAAATACGGGTCTCTTCCGCGCTCCTGGGAGGCGTTCCATGTGTTATTTATTATGCTTAGGGCGTCCTCTTTGGATAGTTTTTTATTTATCTTTACTATATACCCGTATGCCCTGATTGAGAATTTTTGTCTCTCTTCCGAATGTTCCGAGATGGTCAACTCTGATCCTATTCTTTTGTATCCTCTCTTCTTGAAGGGGAAGAAGAAAACGACCACAATGATTACGATTAGAAATAGATAGATATAATTTTTCTTAATGAATTTCATCCTCGATTCCTTTCATGCTATATTTTACTCTTTCCTCGTCACTCATATTATCGTATTTTTCCTGTAATTTCTGTAACAGAATCGGGCGCCAATATTTCGTCCTCTTATGGAATTTCTGGTTGTGGCATTTTTCTTCCGTCAGGTTGCTACAGAGCGGAGACATAAACCTCGGGTCGAACAAGAGCTTGCCCATCCTGCCTTTAGTGTGGTTCACATCCAGCAGCTTTATAATGTCCTTGTAAGGCAGGAACCCGTAGTACTTACCGCAAATCGTGCAGGTGGAATCCTCTCGTTCCCTGACAAGATAATACACTGCTTTTAATATCTTACCCTTCCGGTAAGAGGTCATCTTCTTTCTTTTCTTCTTGGCGAATGGGAGATGGTTCACTTCTTCCCCTCTCTTTCTAATACTGCTATCGCTTCTTCGGTTTGTTTAATTCCTTTTTTATGTAGATTTATAAAAAAACTCCCCATATTCGTCCCATCTGTTTTAAGTAGTTTTTCAGTAATTTCTTTATTTGCTTTTAATACTCTTATTGGATAATCAAGCCTTCCCATTCTATTCTCCTCCCTATTTTATTATTTTATGTCTATATTCATATCATCATTTTCTTCCCCTAAATCTTCTATAAGACCCACTGTTTCATCTGGCTTTAATTGTTTTTCGGCTTTTTCTTTCGCCTCTTCTTCTGTTTCTGCCCTCACTGTTATTCCTATAAATTTTTTAATTGTTACATCAAATACTTTCATCCTTCCTCCCTTCCTTGATGGGTTAGACCTCATAATTCTATGCGTCTTTAACTTGATTTAAGGTTATATTCTGTTCTTCTGATTTTGTAATGGGTCTTGCTTTGATTAAATTTTTCTCACTACCAAAGAAAGCGGTTGCTCTTCCCCTTGCAGAACTTAAAGCAATTTCTTTATTCTCTGCTCTTATGTAGCCCAACTCATAAAAAGCAGTCATTGAACCATAGGTAATTTTAAAAATCATATCTATTCCCCTTTCTTGTTCTTGGGTTTTCTTCTCGGAAAATACCAAACTATGTAATTGTATATTTCAAGGATAATTTCCATTCTTATAATCTTAAACCACTTCCAAAACCATCCTTCCTCTTTAGAAGATATGGCTTTCCAATTCATCCCTTTACTCTTTTCTTTCGTAACTTCCCATAATTTAATCTTACAAATCTTTTCATTTCCTCAAAATCAAGAGTTATCGCTCCGTTTTTTATTGCCAACTTCCTTTTGTTTGGAGTTAAATCGTAATGAGGCACTGACTTCGATTGAAACCACTTTCTTTGTAATCCTATTTTCTCAGCCATTAGATGTAATTCCATATCCTTGCCATCAGTTAATAAATGACACCACATTTTATATTTCAAGTTTGTTTCGTATTTTTTGATTTCATCTACATAAACACTCACTTCTTCCCCTCCTCCAGTTTACTCTTTGGACATTTATGTTTATTTTCAAAGTCATTTAGATACTGACATTTGAATTTAGTATCAAGTTCACATTTTTTACATTTATCATAAAATATCTTCATTGATTCTGCTTTTTTAATTACTTCGCAAATTGTTTTTTCGGCACATTCTGTTTCCCCTTCAGGTTCTTCATAATTGCCCATTATAAAACCTCTCCAACTATCTGAATCCTGATATTCTAATTTCCAACCCGCTTTCATTAATTTTTCTAATCTGTTTATCAGTTCCCTCTCCTTACTCCCCTGCTCTTTCAGCTCCGATAATTCTTTTTTTTGTTTCTTAATTATATCCCACAGGTCTTTCTTGTCTTGTTTCAATTTACTTATTTGTTCTTCCAATTCTTCCGCTAACGATTCTATTTCATTCATTTCTTACCTCCTATTCAATCTTGATATTACTAATTCGTGTCGCTCCTCTTGCATTAATAATTCTTGTTTTAATCTTTCGTTATCTTTCTTCAGCTCCGCTATCTCCTGCTTTAGGGTGGCGTTTTCTTTTTTTAAATATTCCGTTTCAAAATAGTAAAGATATATCAAACAAAAATCTTTTGACGACTCATGGCAAACTTGTTCTTTTCCCTTAATAATACAAAGTGAATCGTAAGTTAAAAATCTACATTTATCACTCATTCCTTAACTCCTTTCGCTAATCATTTCTTCTATGCTTATGTATTTTATAGTGAGGTATTTTTTCGCAGCCTTTCCCTCCCCTCAACTCCTCAACTTCATCACAGTATTTTTTAGCCCATTTACTCTCTGATTTTAGTTCTTCTTTTAGTTCCTTGAGTTCGGATTGTAACTTTCCTGTTTTTTCAAAACTTAATTTTATTGTTTCCTGATTTATTTCAAGGCATTTTTTTGCTTTTTTATATTCCTTTTTCAGTTCCTCATTTTCCTCTTTCAACCCCCTGACCTCTACATGTAAGCCCTCTATATCTTTTATTAGCCCTTTGCCTACTCTTTCTAAGTTCGCTTTCTCTTGCTTTAGGGTTGCGTTTTCTTGTTCTAATCCCATTTTCTTTTTATCAAGGTTGTCTATAAACTTAATTATGTCATAAAACAAACTTCCTTTTTCGTGAGTTGTTCCAATCTTTCTTCTTATATCTCCTATATTATCTCCACTCATTTTTTAACTCCTTTCCTCAACTCCTTAACTTCCTTCTCCGCCTTAAACCTCAGCCCTATTTGTTTCTGTAAGTCGTTCATAAATACTTTAAGTTCGGATTGTAACTTCTTCCTTTCTTCTTGCAATTCTTCTACTTGTTCATACGTCGCCTTTAGATGATTATACATTGATTTGTTTTCCTTTACCGTATCCTGTAGGACTGCGAGGGCTTGCTCAACTTCGTCAAATGGTGTAGTGCATACTATTTTACCTTTATAATCCTTTATAACTAACCTTATGATCTTTACCGCCTCCTCAACGCTTATCTTCTTATCCTCTTTCATTTGGACTCCTCTCATTATATTTCTTTTAATATTAATGGCTTTGGTATATCATTGTCTAACGCCAGTGGTATAAGCCATTGAAGATTATATATCGTATTACTTCTCGCTAAAAAATCTAATCGCACTTTTACTATGATTTCATCTGTTGTTTGTTTAATACTATTCCATTGTTTTTTATCCGCAAAGGCAGTAAAAAAATATACTTTCCAATTCCTTTTGTCCGTTAATTCAATCAACGGGAACCAATCGTTTGGGATTATCTTAACATCTGTTTCTTCTTCAAATTCTCTTGACATAGCAACAGCAGGATAGGTATGTTCAATATCATTATCTATGTGTCCCCCGACACCATTCAATCTACCTTTTTGCCATTCAGGTCTATTTTTTTGTATTAATACAACACTCCGTCTTTCAGGATTAAATAAAAATCCACATACATATTCTTGTTTCATCCCTTCACTCCTCTTATGTTTCGTTAGTTCTCCTCATTTAATGATTTAATTTTTTCTTTTAGTTTTTTATTTTCTTCAATTAAATCATCCCTCTGTATCATAGTTTCTCGTATACCCTTCATAAAACTATTCATCTGACTATCGCTTAGGTTAATACGTTTTCCTTCTTCTTCTGCCATTAATAGCAATTGCTTATCTTTTATGTTCATTCCCCTCCCCTATATTGTTAATCCTCAACCATTTCATCTACAATGTGTTTCATAAATTTATCAGGTTTACCACAACCACGTTCCCATTTGGTATTCTCTTTGTTTCTTCTTATATAACACTCATTGGCTCTACCGTCTTTTCTTATCGGGGAAAACCAATTACATACTGCTGTATTTGTTGTTCCTCCACATTTAGCACATTCTATTACTGGCATTGCGGCTCCCCTTTTAATCTTAAATATATCTTCCCATACTTCCCATCTATAATATACTGTTCAAAATCCCTCGGAGTTATAGACAATCTATTGGCAATATTACAAAATCTATCATATTTTTTTGTTTCAATATGTTCTATTATCCATATTATAAACTTTTTCATTCCTTCCCCTCCCTCTCCAATACCTCTCAATCAAAACAATCTGTGCTTACACCATCCGTATCTTTATTAATCTTCTCCATTTCCTCGCCTACCTTATCCAAGTAATCTTTCATCTCTTTGTGTATACTGTCAATATCCTCCTGTTTCATATTAGGGTCAGATTCAAGTGCAGATAATGAAATTTTTAGTTTTTTCCCAATACCAACAAATAAATCACCTATCCTTTCAATAAATAATAAAATTGCCTTTCCTTGTTTAATCATTTTTTTTCTTGAATGTTCACTCCCCATGACTATTCCTCCTCTACCTATTTAATCTAACAAAGATTTAAAATCTCTTTCAAGTATAGCTTTAAATTCTATCCTTTCTTGTTCTTCTATTTTTTGAAGTTCGTCATATAAATCAGTATCAAAAACATCCCTTATCGCACCTTCTAATATTTTTATTATTTTTCCTCTTTCAACTGCATCTAATTCGACCTGCCCTATTCCACCCCAAGTTTTACTTCTCGTGTCTGTTGTTTTTGTCGGCGCGGGCGGAAGTTTCCATTTCCTTACTTGATTTTCAAGAAGTAATATTCGTTTTACCTCTAATGTAATTCCTATTTTTTCTAAATTATCACAAA